CGTTTCCTTGAATTGCACTCATAAGTAGCTCCCTTCCTGCATCATTGTTAATTAAGTTAGGGATACCGGCTCCAGCAAATCCACCACCGTTACCGCCATCTCCGTTGTTTCCCCATCCGTTGCGTCCGAAAAGAGGGAACAGGAAGAAGAGGAAGATTATCCACATGAACCATGAACCATCACCGCCAAATCCATTGTTGTTCTTTCCTTGCATAGCAACCAATAAGTTTGGATCAATACCTTTCTGTTGCAATAGTGGGGCAAGCATAGCCATCATTCCACTACCGCCACCGTTCCCGCCTGATTCCGGGAAAACGTAAGTTTTTGTTTCACTCATATTAATATACAATTTAATACGGTCGACATTAACCGCATCACAAAAGTATATATTAGAAATACGGTAAATCAGCACTCATTTGCAAGCGATTTGCGAATATTTTGCAGATATATTGCAATCATTTTGTTTGTATTTTTGCGGCTCTCGAAAGTGGATATAAGATAGCGTATACTGGCAGATGTCTTATGAAGTAGAGCGGCTATCTGTTCAGGATATAGACCGTATTCAGTAAGGAAGAATACTACGATAGAGCGGGCATCGACAACCTCGGTCACTTTGCTTGATGAAAGGATTAGTTCAGTAGAAACTTCAGTTTCTTTTCCTACAAGGTTCAATATTTCGGCAAAAATCTCTGACTTACACATGGTAATTAATTTTTTTGTTGTACTTTTGCCCTTGCCAATCAGTACATATACCAAAAGAACAAAAGCATACTTCGGAATGTTAAGGATATTATACCCCCTGACACAACCGATGTATGCTTTGGTGTATTAAAGTATTGATTGGCGTCAACTTTAATGTGTCGGGGGTTCTTTTTACTCTACCCCCCGAAAGAGCTTTGTTAACGATTACCGGCCTTCTACTTTACCGGTGTACGGATTGAATTCTAGTTAGCGTATCATGTTACCTCCTTTCTTATCCAGTGTCTTAAACAAAAAAGATACATATTCATGAATTTCATTTGAGATATGCTTTCTTCTTGATTCAAATAGTTTATTTCTTTTCATATTACCACATAAACAAGTTACAACTAACTCCGGCTCCTATGTACCAACCACCCGGATAACTATATCCTGCCTGTAAACCTAATCCCCAGCGTTTCTTCTTCTGTAAAGGAGTAAGAGTAATAATTTTATTGTCTCTGTATATTTCCATAGAATCAAGACTAGGATTATACCCACTGACTACCGCTCGGTAATCATCGGTCTTATACTCCTTACTTGTAATCGGTATTAGTACCGGAATCGAATCGCCTTCTACGGTTCTATCGGTGGTAGTATCTATCAGGATCGGTAAATATACCGTATCGGTACGTTTTAGAGCTTCCTTTACCGGTTTGGGTATTGTGTCTCTTATTGTGTCTCGGATACGTACAGTATCTCCCTTAATGTACACCATTGACGGATCGTGCGGATTACACTGCATCCACACGATCACGCCAATCAACAGGCAGACTAGCATCCAAGGAAGGGTTTTCATAGAATACTATCACTTGAAGACCACTCCGAACTTGCCAGCAAAGTATTCAATTCTTCGCCTTCGTAGACAGGATAAGGATAAGACACAATCGGTGTCTCTCCATCCTCTGAAAGAGTCATAATCATTTTACTTGCAAATATTTCAGCATAATGTTCGGCTTTCATCAAAGCCTTTTTACCATTCAAGCTTATACGAGGCACTAAATTTCTTTTATCCAGCTCCTCTTGTGGAACTTCCTCCAAATCGGAATATGGAAAAACGATGTACTGTAACGTTGACATAAGTTATTTTATAAATGTTATTTTGTTAATAATTTCGTTCAAATTCGCTGTGGGGAATGTAATGTATTTCATAATCAAATCTAAACAGATATTGTATATTATAAGATTTGTCTGGAAGTTTACAACGTGCGTAAGAATTGCTCAATAAATGTGCTTTCGTACTCATAAGCTTCAGAGTTAGGATGCTGGTTCGTTGAGCTTATCCTTTGAGCATTTAATCTTGCATTCTTTGCCGCATCGCATATTGCCGGATTTGTGCTGCGCAACATCATAGGAGTACGCTCGTCACCATTTAGGTCAATATATGGAATACCCCATTTATTTGCAATTTCTATCTCTGCTTGACGATATTCGTCAAGTCCCAAGCCATTAGAAACAATTATGCCAATATGAGCAAATGGGCGATTTATGATTAACCAATTAAGCACTGTGTTCCATGCACCATAAAATGATGTTATCTCTGTGCTATCAATAGTTCCCTTATCTGCTATTACATTTACACCGTAACTCTCGTCATCATCCCCGATACCAATAAGATGAGTGTCATTTATTCCAAGATAAATGGTGATATAGTTTACGTCTTCGTCAATTTGCTTGTACAAAGCGAGCGGCCGGTCTTCTCCTTCGTAGGTCAGATAGTTACGACTTGCATTATAAGACCAATCTGATTCTGCATTTTTGGGGCGAGGAGTGCAGATAGTGCGCCCACCCTCAAATAAACGCTGGATGTCCATTTCGTTACGTCGCCCAATAATATACGGATAACTCTTATTCTCTCCCTCATATATACCATCTTCAAAAACCCCAACTCCTCCACCAAGAGTAAACGAATCACCAATAACAGCCCATTTTTTACCCCTTAAAATATTATCAGAAAATGAGAGTTTTTGTGACGTGATACTATTGTCTTTTATGCAGACTTCTTTTAATAAGGCACTTTTTTTGCCTATGCGAAAAGTACAGTTTTTGTCGTCAGTATTTCTGTAATTAAATCCAATATGAGAAACACCTTCTGGTATCTCAATTTCATAGTTTGACAACTTGCCAGCTACTTCTGCTATCACATCTCTTGACCAAACACCATCTACGAAAAAGTTTACAATTACCTTGCCGTCAGAAAAAGCCTGTATATTTTCAAATTTTGCTGTTATTGCGCCAGTAGGAATCTCTACTTTTGAATGCAACACAGAAGAAGAACTAGAATTGGATACATGTCCATTTGCTGCATAATAACCACCCTCCGTCACCAAAACTGGAGACTCATAATAATCTAAATAGCCTTCGTCAAATGTCTCGTTAAAGTTTCCATCAATCGCAGTAGCTAAAGTACCCCACGACTGTTCTTTATCTTTTGCTATATCAAATATCTTTTCCATAATATCATTCGTTTTTAATTAATGTTTCATTTGAAATTAAAGTTGAGTTGCTTAACATTGTCAAGTAGCTGGAGATAACAAGGTTTATCTTTTGAGGGGATTTGACTATCTTTCCCGTAATCTCGTAAACGCCATTGTCACCGGATATGGATATATCACTGATAGCATTGCACGATACCTCCATTAGCTTATCAGAGGTATTTGGCAACGTTACAGTGATGGTAACCATGCTATCTACAGAGATATATTCTCCGGGATTAACAGAATAGGAAATGGAAGAATAAGGTAGATTACTCTTCACTATCGGTCTAAACTCCACCATATCCGGATACAGCGTACCCAGCTTATGCTTCTTCAACTGGCGTTCTATCAAGAACTCGGACATACTATAGGGGAAGGACATGAGAGAGTAGATAGCTCCATAGAGATATCTACTATCTGCTTCACGAACTTTTCCAAGAACCATAAAATCATTATCTTCTGCTGTACCAATACTCAAGGTTTTAGTATTATAATACTTACTTTGATAACGAATAATTCTTGTTATATCGTCGGATATATTACCATTAGCTTCTCCAAATGTATAACACGCTTTATCTCCGTTTTGGTCTTCTAAATTAAAAATAAAAGAACCATCTCCAACTTTAGAAGATTTAGAAAGAATAGATGCTCTACCTCCTGTAATTGGTTCTAAATAAAATCTTTCATAATCAGCAATAATAGTATAATCCTTGTAAATCGGCATTCCTGTCACCTTACCGAAGTCATTTACTCCGTCAAGGCATAGACCACCTGCGTGGGAGGGAATCTGGGTGATGGTAACACTATTACCCATACCCGGATTACCAAAACCACAAAATCGACCAGAGCCGCTATACAAGGTGTTATGTGAAGCGGGTAATACATTCACCCCATCTACAATTCTAACTGATTTAGGCGACCCAGTTTCATCAATATAGCTATAATCAATATCGGCTCCTGTTTTAATAACCTTAAACGAAGGAATGTCTGGATATTCTTTACTCCCTACGCTATAATACAGTAGCACAATATGACTTATAGCATTTTTACAGTCTATCTTACTACTTGTTATAGTTGAATTACTACTGTTCCATATACTAGAATCGAGAAAATCAACCTCATACTTCCCAATACCTGAATCCCCCTTCCAAGCAATATTGTTCAACTGAATATCCCTACCATTACCTGAAAAGTCAATCAGCTTGTCGCCAAACTCTGCGTGGTTCTCGTTGGTGATGCCCTGCTTCTCGATATCACACAGTATATCAGGGTTAAGAGTTCTATCCAAGTTGAAGTAGGCGATTACTTGGTTGATTTGGTCGGTAGTCAGTACCTTGTTGGCGATGATTGTCCAGTACCAAGCGACGGAAGAAGTTTCGTTAATACTATCATCACTAGCATAACCAACTACATAAAACTTTGAAGCAATAGTAGTATTACTAGAAGCAGAGACAGTATAAACCGCTTTATCTCCTAATATGTTATTTATTACATTAATGGTAGAACCTTGAATATTGTCTTTATACCATCCATATATTCCAGTTTTACCTATTTCACTAATTGCATTTCTACCTACAACACTTCCAGGAGTTCTAATATTATTTGTAGTAATATAATTACTAGGTTTATCAATTTGATGGATCATAGAAATGACAGTGCAAGCCTCTGTTATTCCCATCTCCTGTACGGTCTTGGTGGAAGTAATCAGGTCGTCGATTCCGTCGGTGACGAAGGCGCCATAGTAAGGACTATCTTTATCTGCGTAGCCACTTCCTTCAGTGTAAGCTGCGTTGCTGATAACAAACGGATTGTCAGGGTCCACCAAGTTCTTGACAACAGCCCTGTCCGGATCGTCGTTGCTCTTACCGTAGCAGATGCAGACAGCCTTCAAGGATGCCAAGACTTCCGGGTCAATGTAAGGACGGTCGGAAGCAGCTCTCGGAACTCCCAACTTAATCGCATTGATGCGGATAGGATCAAGCCCTATCCGGTCAAGCCTAATCGGATTTAATCCTATCGCTCCCATTATTCTTCTGATTCAAAGTATTGAGCCTTGGTTGGCTGCGTTTCACATTCAACCTTGATGTATTGTCCAGGTATAAGACCGACAACAGGGCGGGCGAAATTCAGAGTGGTGAAATTCCTAGTCTCTACAACGGAGTATTTTTCTCCGTCATAGCTTATATAAACAGCCAGTTTCCCGGATTCTTTAAACTCTAGCTGAAGCCCAATGGTTTCTGAATTTACTTGTATGGGATCGCTTAGGTAACGTTTTTCTGCGATCTGGCTAAATGTGATATCTGTTGATTTCATGATTGTTCCTCCTATAAATTATAATTTTAAAACCTGTTTTTTCACATTGCAGCTATCATAGCTAACGTGAACCCATGAGAAGTTCTTCTCATCTATCAGCTGCGTAAAAGGAAGTCCAAGCTCCTGTACGAGATTGAATAGCCTTTGGTTTTCCGATTTTGTGTTCGGAGTGCCAACTATATCGGCTGCCATTCCTTTCATGTGTTCGCTGGTCTTACTTCCTCCTACAGCCTTGTTTAATGCTTCGCAACGGTATCCGCTCGTTACAGTGATAGGTTTGCCATAGGCTTCCCGGAGAGGATCAAGAACATTGTCTATTAAGCCATTCACATTGCATATCAATGTTTTCGGTAGGCGATTGTCGATACCACGCCTATCTGCCGTTTCGCTCTTTACCATTTCGGCTACAGTGAAATACTTTCCCATATATCTTTCCTCCTATAATATCAATGTTAATACTCCCAACGCCAGACCTACACAATCACAGATGATGTCTTTAATTGAAAACTCTGTTTTCTTGCAGTACTTGTCGTATACCTCCTTTAGGATGAAGATCACGACGGTTATAATGATTGCTAACCACAGTGGCGTATATTTCGATAACCACATTACCAAGTTTTGGCAGACTATAATGTGAGCCATTCCGTCTATTCCGATCTTGGATAGAAGCTTGCTGGCTAATGCGCTGATTTTATTTATCATATTCATTTCCTATTTTATTCTACTATTCCCTGTTTTTTTTACGATTCTTGGGCTTATTTACCGCAAATGCATAGAGTATGATAAAAAGCAAAAAGGGAAAAACATAAATAGCAGTGTATAAATTCATACTTTATTCTCCTTTTCTATAATCTCCTTCACATCTTCCTTATCAACCTTAAACACCTTCTTGCCAAACACGCCCAAAGCCCCGATAAGATTAATATTAATCCCTTTTGGCTTCAGTATATTCCCAACTATCGAGCATCCCTCTATGAAGCATACCAATAAGCAGGAATACACATCTATCGGATATTCATTGTGACTTGCTACGCTAATCATGCAGACCATGCATACGAAAGCAAAGTAAGTCACCATCTTCCCCATAGTGGCACGGATCGCACGTGAGAATCTGACCTTTTCGCCCATTAGCATACTTTTCCTGACTCCGAATAGGAGATCGCAGAGAATAACAGCACACGTGACAATCAGCCACGGTATCATATTTTGCAATGATTCGGCAACAAATGCGGTAGCTATTGCGGCAAATCCTCCGGTTGTGGTGTGTACTATTGCTTCTTTCATACGATACAGGTTAGATAAACGGTTAACAACGAAATTACCTCAATCCAGAACATCGGCTTTCTCTTTATGAAGTCGGAGATGAAGTTGCCTGTCCAGTGCTCACTCATGGAGATAACCATGTAAGCGATGAATCCAGCCCATAACAGTAACCAATACCAACTATTGCAACCTACCCATATCTGGGAAAAAATTAAAGACATGGCGGCACCGATACAGTGAGGAACCTTTTGTTCTGTTTTGAAATTGGGAGATACACCAAGTATAGCCATCCCGACAACCGAAAGGAATACAAGAAACTGGCTGTTTTCCGTACTTGCTTCAAATGCTGCCGGGAGAAGCAATGCACCGGAGCCGATCATACAAAGAGTAAACCAGAACTTATGCGTCAGAGCATAGTAGGTATCACTGATAGAATACGGGATTTCCTTCATCTTTTTAATCATCGCAAAAACGTAACCGGCAATGAGGATGAACGACATTAATACTAGTAGAATCATAGCTTTATCTGTTTATAGTTTATAATACAAAATTGAGTTTCTCCGGATAACCGGTTTTATAATTATAGGAATTAATCTCTTCTTTGCTAAGCAAATTTTTCACGGCTGCAATATGAGCCTGTGTAGTATTGTAGCAGTCAAGAGCGTATAGTTCTAGGCTGTCAAGCATATTTAAGGCGTCATTTACAGGAATTACATACTTCTCCGCATTGTACCACAAAGTAGTATATACCCGGCCCGCTTCTTTTTCTATGTTTATTGAGTTGACTAATCCTACACGGGTGTCTTTATCCAGCCATATTTGTTTTCCGTCTAGCGTCAAGGAGTTTACAGCATCCGACTTGTCGTAAGCATTGATCTCTGCGATCTTCATCTCTTTCAATTCATCAATGGTATACTCATGCTCAACCAATACCGGGTAACCGCTTTCGTTCTCCTTGATTTCTTTTCCGGATGACTGACCGTCAAGCAATTCCTGCCAGTACTCCACCGATATTTCTACTGCTCCTTCTTGTGGTTTATCATAGAAACCATTTTTCCAATATATTTTTCCCATAATATTACCTCCTTATTTCCATCTACCAATTGCAAACCATGTAAAATTCCAGCTAGTCCAAACAATAGCCGGAGTTGAATTTATTCCACGGGTGAGAACTCTACAATATGATGTATATTTACCATTAAGGTCATACCCCGGAGCATATATAAAAGATTCACCTGTATTATTTACTGCTCCAGTAAGATAAACGTTGTAATTAGTATCATAGAAGCTGGTAGGGAAATACAGATTAATTGCCCCCCCGGTTGCTCCGACTCTTGTCCCCCACTGTATCAAAAGCCCATTATTGAACTTGGCATAACCATTTGCTCCCAAAGAAACCGTCATGGCGTTGGAAAGGTCGGCTTTAGCCAAGTTGGGTATCATTGCCAATAGTTCTTCAATCCTAGCTCCCGAATATTGACTGTTATAATCACTCATAGAACTTACTCTTTATAACGTTAAACGTACTACCGTCAGACAGTAGAAACCGTCCTTCGGTCACTGCAAATGCCTGTCTTTTCCCTTCTTGAGATACCGTAGTAGAAACGGAAACCGGATTATTGCCCTTAGTAGTCGAGAACACGACAGTTTGTTGCCTGTCCAATCCTTCATTGGCAACATCGCTCATTACGCTTGCGACTCCATTAGAGCCGGGCGTAATGACAATGCTTCCTTCTCCTTCCTTCCAAGGTACAAGTATATCCATTATGCGGCAGTCCAAGAAGTGTTAGACGTAACAGTAACGGAAACAGCTGAACCGTTTTGAGGAATTGTAATTTCTGTTGGGGAAACGGATAGTTTTGCGTCTCCTGCTGCCTGTTTGATTGCAATCTGTACAGCCTGACCACCGTTTGCGGTCACTTTTAATGTTCTTACAATTTCTTCAATGGTTTCATTTGCTGGGAATTCAAGTTCTATGGAGAATGGGAACTCTGCTGTAGCACCTGGGTCACCTGTGATGCTAGCCGCATTATCTGTCTGTGTCCCATTCGCACTATATTTCGCTGGGATGGCAACATCTGATACGCTACCCGCCCATGCAAAGGTCAGCTTTTGGGAATTAGTCTTACCTTCAACTGTGACGGTTCCGGCAGCTTTGGGTGCTGACATTTCCGCTCCGTTATCAAAAGATGCAAACTCGGATTTAGGAGTTTGAGTTACTTTATAAGTTGCAGGAGTAGATACCCCGACACCCGTTATTGTTACCGTACCGGTTCTAGCTGTACGACCTGTATGAGCACTTGCACTGTTTGCAATTGTCCCATTTCCGCTTCCTGTTGAAGGGTTTAAATTTAACCAACTAGGCTTTGCCATAATTCAAATCATTAAATAATTAAACAATAAAATTTTATTCTTTTGTTGCTGTGGTCCATACCACATTTGACAATACATCTACGTTGTCTTCAAAGTTATTGGAGGGCATTAGCCAGATGTAATCAGGCTCTACTCTCAAATAAGCATCTTTACCAACGTCACAGACAATTCCTACCGACACTTTAATTGAACGGCTGGGATTTACAGAGACATTTATCCCAGACAAAGGAGATGTGCTCACCTTTATTCCTTTCGAGGCTTCTATGTTAACCCGTATGCATCCCATATTACACAATTCTTATTCCGGTTGCCGACTTGTCTACCTCCGGTCTTATTCCTCCTTCATAATCAGTGTCAGGAAGATAAGCCGTGGTTTCTATCCAAATTTCTCCCCTCCCTATGATGTTGGTATCAAGGAAACAAGTATAGCTGTTCTTATCATTACGTACCATTTCCGACTTCTTGATCGTCTGGGAATTGAGAGTTACAGAGAACTTGCATTCGAAATCTATGTCATCCATTGTCAAGCCCGAAGGTAGTTCAATAGATACTGCTAATTTTATGATCGTTCCTTTTGCTACCATTGTTTTCAACTTATTTATTCTTCTTGTGATAGAGCATTGCTGACAGCTATTCGATCAATGACACGAGTAAATAACTGCGCATACTTTTTTAGAGATTTAGCTTGTTCAGGGGATATATCAACTTCTCCTTTCCGGTATATATCTTGAGCAAGATTAAATTCTCCAAGATCACCTGTATTTTGATAAATCGCATTTCCGAATGCTTTAGATACATCGACGGTACTCTTGTTCCCTTCGAGATCGGTTAATTCTATTTTTCGAAAGTCTATTTTCATGATTATTATTGATATCTATAGCTAACTATATAATAATGTGAGGAGCAATATCTAAGCAAAAGGGTATTTCCTCTTCCCAAAGAAATTGCTCCATTTGAATCCAACTCTGGGCTAAGGACTTCTCCTGCATTGTTTAACAGTCTACCATCAGATGAACCTTTTAAGGTAATCCGATGAGCTGTGGTTGGGTTCCATGTAATGACAATACTTAAGAGAAAAGAGACATCATTATTTATTCCTAAATTACTTCTTCCTGGTAAAACCATTCCTAAGTTAACAACAGACTGACCATTAAACACAAAATTATGAGTCCTTTTTATAAAAGTGGTAAGCACATCTGTATAGGCTTGCCCTATATATCCATCTTCGAATATTGCACGTTGTCCTATGCCGTATATGTTACCATCGTATTGGATTGCTGTTTGCTGTGACCAGCCTAAATCGTCTACAGCCGGACGGAATTTTGCATAAACGGCAGTACCAGAATCTACTTCCGAGCTTGTAAAATCAAATCTTCCTAAGCATGACATTCCCGAAGAAAGTGGAAACACATTAGTTCCAATCCCAGCCCATGATTTTTCATCTGAAAATTTAATGAAATCTTTGTATAGGGATAATCCTTCATAAGCATTGTTATGATTGGGATCATCAACACCGATATGTGTATCAGATATTTTAAACCCGGCAATTGTTCCCTCTACGGCTGCTAGTTTCTTTACGGTCAAATTATCAACATCAATAAACTCCGTCTTTATCTTGCCGGCTTCTATGAAAGTCTTTCCGCCTACGTTTATTCCACCGGTTTCTGGAAGAGATATTTTACCGTCAGATGTTAGCTCGACACCTGTAACATTATGCTTAATAGAGCCTTCAGTCATTATCCAGCCCTTCGTTTTATCTAAGTTTCCAACAAATATTCCGGAAGAACCGAGAACATCAATCGTCGCATTCTGCGCAAGAAGGACGTTTGTTGCTATGTTCTCGAACTCGCTGAACTCTTCCCACTTTGTTGAGTCAAAAGAAGTTGTAGACGTATGCGTGATCTTACATAACTTGTTCTGACCGTCATAGATTACTGTATCTATGAATGTCTCATTGTTATAATACTCGGTATTGGCTTTCCATACTCCACGGGGACGGAGCATTGCACCGGGTAACCCTGTTTTTCCTTGGCTTCCAGTGATGCAAGCCGGATCGCTTTCCCATGTCGAACCATTCGTATAAGTTACCTTTGTTTTAGTCCATAGGTACTTACCATCCTCCCATTTGGGAGACGTTGTAGACCACGCTCCGCCTTCCAATGATGAAGAAGAGGTTGACAGGTAAAACAAAACATCAACGGCACTTATCCCTACGCCATCGTTTCCGCTTGGTCCCTTTCCACCTGTTACACATACCGGATCTGTCTCTGTATATGTATTGTCAGTGTAGGTGATAACTACACGTGTCCAGATGTATTTACCGTCCTGCCATGCCGGAACAGAAGTCTGCCACGATCCACCGGTAGGCGTGCTGTATGATGTAGATAGGTAGTATTGTTCGGCAACACTCTTGACTCCGATCCCAGTTTCACCCGTGGAACCAGTAGAGCAAATTGGGCTGGTTGTTGTTGATGTACTGTCTGTATATGTTATTACTGATCTAGTCCAAATATACTTCCCATTTTCCCATGCCGGAGGCGTTGTACTCCAAGAGCCACCAACCAAAGAATTAGAAGAAGTAGACAGGTAATACTCTTCGACAATGCTTAATATTCCCCTACCATCATCCCCCGTACTACCCTTACCTCCAGTGATACAAGCGGGATTGGTTTCAATAGACGAACCATCTGTATATACCACTTTAGTTTTGCTCCAAATGTATTTCCCATCTACCCAAGTTGGTGAGTTTGTAGACCATGAACCACCGGAAAGGGAGGTTGAAGAACTGGATAGGTAATAAAGGACATCAACGCTCTGTACACCTTTACCGTCTTTTCCATCTTCGCCTTTTCCCCCTGTAATACAAACAGGGTTACTTTCTACAAAGGTGTCGTCTGTATATGTAGTTTTTGTCTTACTCCACATATACTTTCCATTAACCCAAGTAGGTGCATTAGTGCTCCATTCCCCACCGATTAACTCGCTAGAAGAGGAGGAAAGATAATAAAAGACATCAACCGATTTAACACCAAGCCCATTATCACCAGCTCCACCGGTTACGCTAATTGGATCAGTAGTAGTCGTTGAATTGTCAGTATAAGTAATAACCGAACGTGTCCAGATATATTTACCTTTCTCCCAGGTTGGGGGTGTCGTACTCCAACTTCCCCCTGTTAGTGACGTTTGAGAAGTGGATAAATAATATTGCTCTACGATACTTTTTACTCCTTTTCCTGAAGTTCCATCTTCCCCTTTAGAAACAACCTTCAACCAGTCAGTAGAAGAATCTGACGGCTCCTGCGTAGTCGTGGATTCAATGCAAATCCATGTGCTTCCGTTGTGGGTTACTTCGTCATAATACCAGTATGTACCCGCTTTCCATTCACCTTTGAAAGCCGGAACCGATACTTCCGTCACACCATCGTTTGAAATCTGTTTGATCGTACCGGTCATGTAGATTCTGTTAAGATATGCACTATGTCCGGTCATATCCATTCCAAACAGTTTCAGGTTAGACAGGTCTCCCAACTGCATGGCAATCATATCCTTTGTGATCTCCCAGTTGTTTACACCCTTAAGGAAACGGATATAATTCTGCGTGGAATAGCTGGACTTCTGGCGTTCTGCATTGGTGAAGTTACCATAGCAAACAAAGTGCATAGCCTTTTGAGGATGGTAAGTATAGCCGCTGCGGAGAACGTATTTAAAAGAACCATTATCCAGCTTTTCGGTGATCCGGAAATAGGTTGTCTGAAAGCCTGTGTCATTGTTGAAGTTAGCCTTGCAAATATCATCCACTTCAACAGCTGCAACCTCGCCCGGTTCAAGCTTCAGGTAAACGATACTGTTCTCTTCGTCCACTGATTCGATTATACCGCCTCCGGGTGCGTTCCATTCCTCACCAGTGATGACTGATACCCGGTTATATCGCAATTCCGGTACTTCAAGGAAATCACGTAGGCGCAACGATTTTGCATCTATATCACCAGAAGATGTTATCAGCCAGCCAAGTAAGTTCTTAACATATTCTTCAGATGAAATTTCTTTGGAGAAAGTTGCATATTCAGCTATTATTTTTTGAATAACAGCCTTTGTTTTAACGTCAATACCAGCAAGGAAAGTTATATTTCCTTTAGCTTCATCGTCTTCAATTTTACTGATATATTTACCGTCAGACTCTTCTCCTGTATCTATCGGAGATAGTTTATAATGCTTTCTTCCATCCGTGTCTGGAATTTCAGTATCTATCAGTAATTTATATATTCCTCCGTCTACTTCTACGGAAATAATCTGTCCCGGATAAGGAAAATATTCTTCAGCATCAGTATTACGAGCGTAAGATGTAGCATCCTCCAAAGTTTTGAAAGTTGCAGTAGAATCAATAGGTCTTCCTGTTGTTCTTTTATATTGTAATGCAAAACTACTTCCGTTTATTTTTACCATAGTCTTTATGCTGTTTTAAAGGTAAAAGTATCAGCATCATTCAATCCCGGTGTTTGAACGATCCACATCTTATAATTAATAGCGGAACTTCCATTGGCTCCTTCTACGGAAATATCCACAGGACCGGTAGTAATACCTGTATCTTCTATGAAGTTTCCGGGATAAGCGGTTAATGTCAATTCCTTTATCACATCATCTGGAATACATACAGCAACCATCTTCCATTTCTCAACAGAGAATTTATAAGTTCCGCTCCCATTATAAAGCCCGTTAGATGGCAAGGAACGCACTTCGGCAGATGATGCAGGAATTGAATTACATATTCCTGCAAACCACTTGCGATGAACATTTACGCTAATTCTATCCGTTAAAGTTATTCCAGGTATAGTCCCATCTTCACTTGCTGCGTATACAACCGTCGCTGTATATGTCTCATTTTTAGTATACTGCCCGGTTAATATTCTTGTAGCTGTCTGAATTCCATTAGATTCAGGAGAGAATTCTATTTTGTTTTCTTCGTTTCCGTCATAATAAGCCTTTGTTATTTTCCCTTGACTTCCTTTATTTGAAGTATAAGTAATTACCCCTTTGGCTGTCCCAAATTCAACGTCATTTGGAGTAGAGATACGTCCTGTCAAAGAAGCATTATTTATACCACTAAATATTGAAATAAAGATTTCTTCATAAGACATGCCTTTATGAAGGGTTTTCCCCGGCTTGACAAAACCCACTTGTGGAGAAGTTACTATGAGGTCTTTGCTTAATGAAGAAGAACCTCCTATTTCTTTTACATTCCCTTTATTGGTTTGAATAACAATTCTTGGCGAAGAATCCTCGTCATGTATGTATACCTCTCCCCTGTTTAATCCTTCAAGGGAGTGATCTTCCTCTGAAGCTGGGTTATCTACAACTGCAGGGGGATAAATAGGAGCACCTTTCTCGTCTACATCACTACCATGCCATAATATTTTGGATATATGCTTCTTCATTATACTTCAATCTTGTTAGTATTAATAAAAGCGACTTTAGCTTCATCATATTGAAGCATCTCACCATTTTTAGGATTGTCTACATTGAATCCAACTAAATTTATAGCAGAAGCCCGCCCTGGTATTCCGCCTATTCCGGAAATATCATTTATAACTGGCTCTAATGCGATTGACATGGAAAACATCTGACCATCTTCTGAAATAGGAGATATTTCTGGAGTGGAATTTCCGGAGCGCACATATCCCCTTCCGTTAACCTTAAAATCAGAGACACATAGGATTTTATTGATAAACTGCGCAAACCAGTACGGGATTCCTGATGCGTTCCCACATGTCAAAGAAAACGTATCGTATGGAATAGAATATAGTTCTATTATTTCCTGCTTTTGGTTTCGGAATTGTTCATTTTCAACCTTTGGAGAATATCCTGCAGGTTTAAATCCAGCTTCTAGCCTGAAATTGAATATCTGCTGTTCATCATCAACCCAAAAAATATTATCGAATGGAGAATTATTATCTTTATGAGAATACGAAATAAGTGATGTTTCTTCGAGTAAAAGGCTGTCAGAGCAAACCGCAAACGGCTCACTCAAAACTCGAAAATCTCCGGAAGCGTCTGCTACTTCTATTTCATATACGGAGTCTGACAGATCCGTAATATTATAATAGTACATTTTTGTACTATCATTAATTTCATATTCCAGCAGATAAATATTAGTCTGTACCTTAGATATTAAATCATGAAGGTAAGCTCTTACAGTATGGGAAGGGTCATTTGAAAAGATTTGTATCAAGATGCTATCATTTGCGTGGAAACGCTGGATATAGTCTACATCTTGCTGAAATTTGTTCTTTATAGGATCAAAGAACAATGGACATATGTCACCGATTTTAATCATACAGTCTTTTCGTTCTTAAATGGGTAAGGTGCCGCTTGACACTTCATCGCAAATATAGTAATTATTATAATAATCACAAAAAATTAATTGATAAAAGATAATGCCACATTTAGCTCCTTCTTTTACCTTATGTTTCTACATTTTTCACAATTAGGCTATAGTTGGTCGCCTGTTCTTTTCCAATATTTATTTTTAATTGCTTAATATACCCAGTTATAGTTTCACCTTTGTTATCAAATGATATTAAACCTACCAAATCATTAGGAACACCAATATCACTTGTCTCTATTTCTACCTCTGATACCGTAAATAATCTTTCAGGGATTGAGAAATCATCCGTTTCCTTTACTCCATCTATAGAAACATCACTATTTCCGTCGGAAGATGCGAATTTAAGAAGGTTAGTACATGCCCCAATATATTTCTTATTGGCTTCCAACATGAAGCGTGGGGAGTAATTGAGGTTAAACATTGTGTCCGGACTTAGCAGACCGGAAAGCTGGTTTTCAGTATATGGTCTGTATAAGAGCAAAGGCTGGTCTACCGGTACGGAATCATCACATTCTACGAAGAAAACATCATTGTCACTATCGTTATCCGTTGTATCTTCTTCCCTCTTCTGCACCAGAAACTCTATCCCGTAAGCATCGGCACGGTACGGGCTTATCAGAGAAAGTGTATTGTCGGTTAGTTTTAAGCCTGTGCTAAATTCGTTGGTAAAGCGGAATTCATCACGCCCATTAATACTATCATAATCCTGTTTGTCATACCCAACTTTCACAGAGGAATAGATCAAAGAATCATTCACGGAGAACTCATAGTCGTTTATTTCCGTCCCCAAATCTTTAACCACCGTTGAACTATACAGCTTGTCACGGTGCATAAAGGTTACAGTGTTTTCATTTATAACAGGAACATAGCCAAATTCTGCCTCCATCCATTCGCAAAACTTCTTGTAAGAGGTGTATATTTTAGCTTTAGGAATTCCACGGGCACTTTCAGCAGCCATGATATATGTCCTTTCTAACAACAAGTTTAGGCGAGGTAGATTAGCAACTGGTGGAAGCGTATAATCAATAAACCCTTTGTGCTCTATCGTGTTTTCTGTCATACTATCCAATAGCTTGGAAAGGATGGTGTTGGGAGAAATTACGTTAACATCAATAGAGTTTATCCTAGATTTAAAATTTATACTGAATGAAAAATTAGGGAAAGCGATATCGATATTATTACCAACATCCCTACTGAAATATATACGTATTGCAAAAATTAGAGATTCTCCCTTTGCTAAATAAACATTGGATATGACGTCATTTATATATTTATAAAATCCATCACTCTCATAAGATTTAATCTCTGTAACGCTTCCTGCAGAATCTTTTTTAAATATCAATAGAAATATTTTTTCAATTCCTCCAGCGTATGTTGTTACGTAGTAATCAGTCCTAAAATTAATATCAACGTAAATGTCAGATAGGGCTTCTATAAATGGAGAACATTCATTTAAATTCGATAGTTCTGTGAAAGATACGTCATCAAAACGTAATGGAGAATCCAATTTTGGGAGTTCACTATTTTCTAGTTTGTATAAAGGTATTGAGTAATGGTAAGGATTGCTTGTGGAAGCAAAAGTCTTTTGAATATTTATGTATGCTACTCCATCCGATTCGTATGATAATCCTCCTAATGTATATTTGCCTTCATACTGAAATTTAAGACCATCATACTTTAGATTGCTAGTCTGAAGATCAGCTACCAGATATTCATATTGAATGCTCTTCTTCGCCTTAATAATAGCAGCCAGAGTATTATCAATAGCATTAATAGAAACTACAGAACCATCTTCCGAATAAGTAGAGAAATCCAGTGCACACCTGAAAACTTCGTCCCAGTTCCAACTATTGTTTCTTTTATAAAAAACAATGCCGGCTTTAGAGGAAAGGTAGTTTTTATAAAACTCCTCCTTCAAAAGGTCATAGGAACGATTTACAAATTCAAATTGTGTACTAAAAGACCGGATAACCCCATCGTAACTACTCCTTTTGTAAGCTAATTCAAAATCATCCCAATTTTTGAGATCGTCGGTTGCTTCGTAGGATATTCCGTTTATTAATATCTGGCATCTGAAATACATATCTATTTACGTTTTATTGATTTACTCATAGACTTTACATCTTCACACATACGCTTTACCATGAAGGCATATTCCTTTGCGCTGATCTCATTCTTCCGGATCTGCATCCCGTAATGAGACATAACGGCTACACGTTCACGGACAAAGTAGTTTTTATCCATTTTTGAGGCACTTTCCGGCTTTTCCTTGGCATTTATCCGCTCAAGCATATATTTACTCATAGAAAGGATGGAAGCCGCCTTCTTGCGTATTTTATCGTGTTCGGAAGGGAAATAAGAGAATCCGAATTCTGAAAGAATATGCGCTGCGTCCGCCCAATCCTTGTTTTTAATCATGATCTCAACTCCTTTCATGCACTCAATTTTTATGTGAAGGTTGATGATATTGTTTCTTTGGGACATTTCTGATAGAAAAGAAGCTCCTCCGATTATTTCCATGTATTCGGTGATGAGCTTTTCCGATTGTTCAGAAAGTTCTTCTTCAGAGTGTTCCCCTTCGATAATAAGCTTGCTTTTATCTCCGGTGAATACATCTATGAATGTATCCAATGGGATTTTGTCTAGGTCGGTGTATAGCATGTTATACTATGGTTTAATTTATACTCAAATTCTATTTGCTAAACGATGATATTCGGAAGATTTAGCCATCTTGCGGAATGTCCTGTTTAATTTAGCTATTCCTTCATTGGTTGCTTCTGTATTCCTTTCAAGTCTACGATAATCGTTATTAACGTTAACAATCACCGGATCACCGTCATTACTTCTTCTTCTTTGCTTATCCAGCATCAAAGCGTCAGAGTGCAAAGACATCTTGCGATAATCCACTAAGTTAGGGATAACCCTTGCTCTCTTTGGAATATCTACCAATGTGGGAACAGATGGAGTGATATAAGCACCGCTATCCGTTTCAATCACTTCCTGCCTGCCTCCATCACCGACAATAGCCAATCCTCCGGGATGGTCTTTGGTTCCCTTTGCGTATTTGGGTACAGGTTGAGCGGCAATAATTGCAATTTGGGCGGCCCCCATAGCGGCTATAACAGCAGCAAGAACGGCACCGGCAATAGGTCCGGCCTGTGCAAAGGCTTGCATTATTGCTAGAGAGGTGGCAATAGTGGTTTGAACAATAGAGTTAGCCTTTTGCCACTTGGCCTGCCTTTGCTCCAATTCGGCTTTTTGCTTTTCCAGTTCCTTGTTTTTTTGTGCAGTCCTATCTTCTGCCGCTCTCTTTCTTGCTTCCGCTTCCTCCGTAGAGATAGCCCCATCTTCTGCCAGCTTTTCTATACGTTCTATCTCTTCTTCCCCGGCTTCCTCGTTCTTTTCCTGTTGTTCTTCTATCTTCTCTATTTGTTGGTCGTACATTCCAACCATGATAGAAGTTAGCCCCTCCGATATTGCACTGATACTACCTAATAAATCTTCAATTTCTAGTTTACCATCACGGACAACTTTTGTAATTAGGCTCATTAAACCATTAAACAAAGTACCTAATCCATCTACAGCATTATTGCTGACATATTCCAAATGCTGTAATGAAGCCTCCAACTCTGCCCAATACTTCTTTTCATCTTCTGTTTCTTTATCTCTGGCTTTTTTCTTAGCGTCACGTACTTCATTAGCTAATTTTATTTCAGCTTTCGCTAGAGCTTCTTTTATTTTAAACTTTTCCTCGTCAGACAAACCGGAAATCTCTATTTGCTCTTTGAGGAGATCGATCGCTCTTTGAGCTTCTTGAAGAGCGTATTTTTGAGTTATTTCAGCTTTGTTTTTTTCGTATTGTTCTTTAGAAATGATTCCCTGCCTATATCGTTCTAATTCATCATCAATCTCTTTCTGCATTTTTTGGGAAGATATAATAGCTAATGTTGCATATTCTCGTTGCTTCTCCTCCAATTTATACTTAACAGAATCTTCTACCCTCTTCCTTTCTTCTTCGTCTATTTTATCCAGGTTTTTTTTGTCAATAGCCAGCAACTCATTTCGAAGTATTTCTTCATAATTAGCCCTTAGCTTATTCTCTTCTTCTGAATTGCCTTTGATAGATGCTATATTTTCCTCATACTTCTTTTGTGCTTTTGCTCTTTCTTTTTCATACTCATCATCTATAAGGGAAATACGGGTATCGGAAAGGCGTTTAGCGATGTCTTCTTGGTAATTGGCTAAATCTTTGGCAGCTTTTTCTTGTTCTCTTTTTTTCTTCTCTTCGTCACTATCTTCTTTTCCCGGAGTAGATGTGTAAGCTGAAACATCCATTTTATTCATCAAATTCTCATTTGATTTCCTTAAACTATCAATTTCCAAAGCTGCATCAGATGCTTTTTTCCCATAAGATTCCACAAGCTTAATCTGATCTTGTACACCTCTATAATTAGTCGTTATAGCAAAATCAAAATTTTCACCTTGAACACTTCGTATTTCATCATAAAGTTTGTTTAATTTTTCTTGTTCCTGAGCCTGCTTTGTCAAATATCCTAGTCTTTCATTATTCTTTTCGTCAATTTTCATTGAATTTTCTGCTATTTTATCCGCTTGAGCCCTAGCAATAGCAGATGCGATAATTGCTTTCTTCAGTTCTCCATAGGCAACAGAAGCTTTACCCGCCAAGATTTCCTCATTGCTCATATTTTTAAAATATGACGGGTATCTTTTCTGTAATTCGTCAACAGCTTCATTTCTGTCCTCCATGGAACGGGAAGTATCTTGTGTTGCTTTATACAATAAATCCAGCTCCACCCTCTCCTTTACGCTATTAGATATTCCTCTTTTTCGGGCATCGGCTAAATCTTTTTCCGCATTCGCTAATTCCAATACAGCCTGTTCCCCTTTAAATAAGCTGGCTACCCAATTCATTATATCTTTCCCATATACAGAAAGCAAAGTAATACCTACTACCAAAGCTGTTTGCCGACTAAGAATAGATTTTGTAAGCTGCTTCCATACAGGAATACCTTTTTGTCCGGCTTCCTGCATTGCCTGATACTCAATTCTTGCCTTCTTCAATTCATCAGCAAGCATCGGCAAGTTGTTGGATATTGCAAGAAAGAAAGTATTCCATCCGACAGCCAAAGATGGCAATTCACGTGCAACTTGCTGGACAGAGACGTTTAATCCATTCCAATGAGATGCATAATTACCTACATTTCTTTGGTAGTTACCCATTTGAGCATCCATAGACTTTAACTCATTTTTTAAAGTCTGTATTTGTCGTAAAGTATTTTGCCCTTCAGCTCCCAAAAATGAATTTTTAGGCATATTTTTCAGCCTTTTTTCAAGAGCTAATACTGCAGCGTTCATCTCATTATAACTGCTAGCTGTTGAAATGATAACTGCTGAATGATTCCGGATTAAATTGGAATATTGCTTGTTTTGCTCCGATAGCTCTGTTTGTCTTTGTTTTAACAGGGCTGATTTATTGAGATATTCAGTAATTCCAATAGCCCCATTCTTATACTCCTTATCCAAAGACTTTAATTCATCGCCAAGCTCTTTTATTCGAATTTTATTCTGAATCGTATCTGCTGTTAATTTAGTAACATGGCTATCATAGGTTAATATGTTATCAACTATTTCTGTGTATTTTGCTTCTGTAGTTGAAATAGCCTGATTCAGTTGATTTGCCGATTGCGCATAAGACTGATTGGCTTGTGCAGCTGAATTTTGTGCACTGGAGGTACTTTGAAATTTAGAAGAAAGCACATCAAGAGAACTTGAAAGCTTATTTATGGTTTTTGTCAGATCATCAAATTGCTTAGGCAACGTATTCAACGTAAGCAATTTGGTTACCTTGTTGCCATAGTCTTCCAGAAGTTTGTTCTGTCTTTCCTGAATAGACGCCAACTTGTTTTGGGTAATAATCAGGTTGTTTAACGCATTATTATACGCATTGGATTTATCGGAAAGTTCTTGATAATTTTTAGGACTGGTTTTCATCCCACTTGCCAATAGCTCTATAAATTGCTTATAGGCGGCATAGTTTTCATTGAATTCTGTTTTTAGCTTCTTTAGATCGTCGAAAACGCCCTGATCGACTACATCGGTAATTTTTAATTCATTAGCCATATAACGTGCGAATTAAGTACCATGCCACTTGACACAGTTTCCGCACAAATATAAAAAGAATTGGCGAATTTTACAAGCTATTTAGAATCAATAAAGATAAGGTAAAACGGCAAAAGAAAAGCGGAGGTTACTCCGCTTTATCTTTATCAATTATTTTATCAGCTAGCTCTCTACCAACATCTACTAGATTCAAGGTTGGGAGGACAATGCTACCTGCTCCAGACAATGATGTAAGCATGCAAATGTAAGCCCTGATATAAGGGAATATTAATGCGGGGGCATTAATGGTGAAAAATGTACCCAATTTCGTTATATCCAAGTTTTCTTTAAAAGTAAAAAAACCTTCTGTTATTAAATCCACAGAAAAATCTCCATCCTTATCTTTTACAGAAACTTCAAGAGTTAACATGAATTTTTCCTTATGTTTCACTCCGCTAGGAATAATTGATATACCTAATTCGGTACCATCATTCACCTCTTTATTTATTTTAATAGATGATTCTCTTATTAAATATCCGTCAAAACGGAATTCTGATTTATTTATTTCTTCCATACTTATGCTGCTAATGCGTAATTTATTTCTTCTTCCTTTTGTTCTATAAGCCAAGAATCAAAATTAAAATCAAAGATAGTGTTATTTTTCTTATATTCTATAGGAGAATCATACCCTATCTCAAATAATATATCTTGGGCTTTACATACATCTTCTTCAGATACAAATATTATATCATAATCAGCATAATCAATATCAAATTGTGTAGCAAAACAAAGTTCTTCTTTCGCATAATCTTCGTTATTGTTAAACTCTGACAAGGGGGCTACTTCAATAATAAATGTATGGTTTGAAGAACCGTGTCCACATCTAAACTTTAAATTATTAAATTTAGAGTTCATTTCAATTAGAAACGCCTTAATTCTGTCTATTCTTTCATCCATATTATATTGAGTTTATTTTTTGTCTTATATCTTTAGCTAATTTAATGCATTTATCACTTTGATCGGGTGATATTCTTATTTCATGATAATCTGCATCTTCTCTTTTCTCCTTTAATTGTTTAACGCTATTGATGTAATTTTGTTTATCCCTACTCCCTTCAAATTTCAGAAATTTACATGTTTCATATATTAAACATTTGTGGGAATAACCATTATAATCAGCAGAAGCTTTTACCCCTTGTTCATATAGAGACATTCCCTTTCTTATTAATTTATGGCTCATTAATTGCAAACATGAGTAATATGAAGGGTGACAAACTGCATCATACATTCCTGCCTCATGCAACTTAATAGCAGCTTCCAAGTTTATTTCAGATTTATCATATAGTTCATTCATACATGTCGCCAAATCCTATTAAATACATATAAGGTATCTCTCACTAGGATTATTGTTTTAGAATTTATTTATTGGGGGAAATAAAAAAATCTTCTCTTTCTAAATGGGATATCTTCTTATCCCTTAGCTGATTCATAAGCATGAGAAGTGATTTAGAAGGATTTTCTATCATCAGTGTGTGTTGCGTGTACAATAATGGCTTCATGTTTATCTCCTTTCATAGAAATAATTAATTGTAAGACAATCTATATTTCTAGTAAGTGTTATTGCTATATAATTATGTGTTTCGTACATATCGACGTGCAAATATACAACAACAACATCAAACACCCAACAAACGATCACTAAATTGAGCATTTTCAATGGTTATTTAACCATCACTAACCTCACAATGTTAATTATTAACAGTTTCAGCACCGTCTTTTCTCTCGCTAATAGCACGAACTTCTAGCTGGCTATCAGATAGAAGAAGAACATTAATAACAGCTATATTAAAACAAAAAAGCCCGAATATATTCGGGCTTTCCAAAGCACCTCTTTCGAGGTATCCAGTACAGAATGTCGTCAAACAAAAGATCTTGATATGCTTAATCAAAATTGAACTGTACTAATATTATAATGCTGCCGCAATTTTTCTTATATTATTAAGCTTTTCCTTCATCTTATCGCTACTTCTAGCTATATCCAAATTATAATCTGTCTGCATCCTAACCAAAACGTCTGCCTTAATCCCTAAAGCAGCTTCCAGAACTAATGCAAATTCTGAAGTTATAGATCTTTTCCCATTTAGAACCTCATTCAGCACACTATACGAAATACTGAACTTCTCGGCAAAATCTTTCTGCTTTATAGATCGGTATTCCAGCTCATCTTTTACCAACTCTCCGGGATGGTACGGAATGAACGATTGTAAATTGTTTGCTAATTTTCCCATATCCTTATTTATAATGATTCGTTATATCCACTATTGAACAAATTTCTATTATTGATTGGTCGCTTTGACTAGGTATTTCCCTAAATTCCAAACGATATTGGTCGTTTATACGCAAAGAAGAAATCCCCTTTTTATCACCTTTCAACTTCTCGTAATTTAAAGATTGGAAAGTGAATAAATCCTCCATTCTGGAGATACTCATCAAGACCTTCACGCACTTTAAATATCCCTTTACTATATTAGGTTGAAACCGATGTTTTTTATCGGTCGTTTTACCTTTCTCGTATAGGTCTGCTAAATAATTTTTTTCAAATTCTACATTCATAGCTGTTTATTGATGCTACAAAGATAGCATTTTATTTTTCAAATTCGCACATTTAGCGAATTTATTTAAGAAAATATCAGAAACAAAAACCGCCCCTCTTGCGAAGGGCGGGAATGAGTTAGGAGTGAGAAGGACATTATCTGGATTTCCCCATAGCTATAACCTCGGTTACTATTTTAACCCTATATCCACCTTGAGATCCGTAAGAGACATTATATATTTCTTCTTTCTTTTCATTAGCTTCTGATTCAGTTAAATCACATATTTTCTTGTCTAAAAAGGTTGCATTCATTTTTTCAGTTTGACCTTTATATGTATATGTAGCTACTCTGATTTTAAATGTCCAGCAACATTTTTCCTCTTCTTCTTTAGAGCAAGAAAGAAAAAGGAAACAAAATAAAATGAATATAAAATTTCTCATATACTATTTACCAATCATCACTTTCGTTACCTATTAGCCCATGTTTTACAGCTTCTTCTATTTTATCCATTATCACATTAGAATATGCATGAGCCATTACAAGAGCCTTGGAAGATGTCTTCTTTGCTTTATGCTGATCCTTTTCACTAAAAGGATAACAAGTGTCAATACCCCATTTTTCAATATTTATTTGCGGTTTTGTACTTCCATTAGATAAAGCAAGATAGATACTTCCTCCGCCTATTATTTTCTCAACATTATAATATTGGAGAGTATACGTTACACGTATTTTTTTATCTCTAATATCTATTTTAATAATGGGAGTCATGCTGACTTTATATCGACTAACTCCACCTAAATGCTCTGCAATGTTATCAACATATCCTTCGGCTATAATAGAACCTAGTTCTTTGTCATTTAGTTTTATTACCGAATTAGCGTCATTAAAAGAGGCCGTAACCCAATGATTTAATATGATATACAATTGTTCTTTTGTTTGATCTCCGCATTCTATAACTTGTTGATAAGTAAGCGACTTGTTTTTATCCAGTGACAATTCTTTAGATAAGTTTTCAGCGGCTTCCGTCCAATTTTCTCCGTACCTCTCTTTCGCATACTTTTCAAGTTCTTCCGCCCTCATTACTTGAGCTTGTAATGAAACTGACAATAAACATCCAACTAATAAAAATAAAGTTTTTCTCATGATTGTGTGTATTTATATTATTAAATATCGTCTAACGCAGCATTCTCTTCTTCCTTTTTCTTTAAATTATTATTAACACCATCCTCATACCCGATTTGAATGTGCCCAAATTGAGATATTTCTACAGCTACGCTTCCTAATGGCAATTTATAAAATGATATATAATGACATTTCTCTTTCCTTAGCGCTTGTAATTCATATCCATCACCCTCATAATAGGGCTTTGAGAAAAATTCATAGTGTTCAGTAGGTTTACCATATTTTTTAGTAAATAGCTCTTTCATGTCAGTATAATCAGACTTTAAAGAACTCCAAGATTCTTTCTCATTATAATTGACTGCTACTTTCCATACAATTTTAGATTTGGGAGTTGCAAAAACGTAGATTGTAACGTAATCTCCTGCAAAATTCCCTTTCATGACTGCCACATAATCCCGTGCATATTCTTTGAGTACAAAACTCTTTTTCTCTAATTTTGAAACAAAGTCTGAAAGTTTCCCGTCTAATGGTACACCTTTAAACTCTAAATGCTGCGATTCCTGGGCAAAAGAAGATATTGCCATAAGAAAACAAATTGTCAGAAATAATACTTTCTTCATGTTCATGTGTTTTATGTTATACAATTGCAGCAAAATAACATACAAATTACCCTACTGCTTTAATCCGTTTTAGCTAAAACATGGTTAAAATTGTACCTCTATATTCAATTTACCCCCAAGCCCTTTAGTCACAATGTCGTAAAGAGTGGAAAGAGTAAGGTTGCTCCCTTCCCTTTCAACTTTAGAGATGAAAGAACGTTCCTTTCCTATCTTTCCAGCAAGCTCGCTTTGCGTCATTTTTTTTGCTTCACGAGCATTGCGTATCTGAAGTCCGACACGAAGGTTGGAAAGTTCGGTTTCAATCTTATCCCGGCGCGGAGTACCGGTTTCTCCATAGACCTTATCCTTTATATCCTCAAGAGTGTAAGTTTCCATATCATTTCCTTTCTTTTTCCTTTTCATTAAAGTATTCTTGCATGAGCCTAATAGCCCGGTCTATCTCTTTTTTGGCGTCTTTTGCGTCTTTTTCTGAAAGCCGCTCAATAGGATAACCATTTTTTCACCGTCAAAAAAGCAAAAAACACGTACTATGTCACTTGAAAATTTCACTCTGATTTCATAAAGCCCCCTTGTACCTTCAATATGCTTCAGGTATTTCTCTGGGACAATTTGAAGCGTTTCGACATATTGTATCGTTTTCACCACTTTATCCTGCATCTTTTCGGAAAGGGACTTCACAAAATCGATGAAATAGTGCTTATACGCTATGGCGTTTCTTACTTTCATGTGGCAAAAGTAACTTATAATTCACATTTACGCAAATATTTCCTTACTTTTCTTTGGTTTTAGGTGATTTTTCTAACATTAAATAAAAGCAGGAAGAAATTAAACGCCCGCACAAGTTAGCAAATCATGTACGGGCGTTCTCTTTATTTATTATCCGGCTTGATAAACCCGATCGGATTACGTGGCTTATTCTCCATCCTTTTTTTGCGCCTGAAGCTCCGCTAAGGTCTGGTTGATTAGTTCTAATTGCATCCGGGTATCGTCGTTGATGTCGTTATAGTCCGCAAATACTTCCTCTATGTATTCCTTTAGTTCTTTAACTTCTTTCTCAATGTTGCCTAACCGGCCTATAGGTGGATTCGCCAGCATTTGCCGGACAGCGACAAAGGCACGCATGATATTGATATTTACCTGTATGGCTATATCTGAATTAAGAACACCGGAAAGCATTGCTAAACCTTGTTCTGTGAAAGCAAATGGAAGTTTACGAGTACCACCCCAACTTGATATCACAAATTGTGATTTCAAGATAGCCCACTCATCCGAAGTTAATTGAAACATAAAATCGGAAGGAAATCTTTTCATATTTCGTTTTACCGCCTGATTGAGCACACGGGTTTCTACTTGGTACAATGCTGCCAAATCGAAATCAAGCATTACCTTTTGCTCTCTTATCTCGTATATTTTACTTTGGATTAACTCTAGCTGGTTCATGGCTATTCTACTTTAAGATTAATGTCCTTTCCGCAGTGGGGGCAAGTAAAAGAAAGACCGTCTTTCTTTGGTTGTACTTCTTCTGGTGATACAAAAAGTTGCCAAAATGGCACTTCTAAGCTTTGAGCAATAGTATTTAGAGTGTTTGCAGAAGCTTCCTGTTTTCCATTAATAATATTATATAAGCTCACGCTTGATACACCTACAATAACAGCTAGCTCTTTAGCTGTCATACCTTTTTCCGATAGGATTTCTTTAATTCTATTATCCATAATATAATACTTTATTTTATCACAGCACAAAGATAAGGTAATATTTTTGTTTCAGCACAATAATATAAAGTATTACACTATTAATTATAGTTAAAACTAAAGTAATTCTTTTGTTTTAGTTTGTATAATATAAAGTATTACATTACCTTTGTAACATCAAAAAGGAAATAAAGTAATAACAATTAAAAATATAAAGATTATGAAAGCAACAATTGAAATGACAAAAGAAGCACAGGTAAGAGGTGAATACAAAGAAACATCTTTGGACGCTCAAAAAAAGCAAGCTGACATACTAGTAATTGCAATTGATGATAAATATACACTTTGGTTAAACAAACCTATAACAGTAAAAGGTAGAGGAATCAAAAGAATTGATGAAAAAACAATAGTCGTTACTGATAACGCTTTTGATAAGCTGAAAGCAGAATACAATATAATGTTTGACTTATAATTAACCAGCAGGGCGAAAGCCCTGCACAACAATATCCGACAATGAAACGCTACAACTTATCCCAAATAATGAAATCCGCTTGGCGCTCTTACAAACGTGCCAGCAACGAAAGAACGTTCTCCGAATGTCTGAAATCAGCTTGGAGCCTTGCGAAACTGCAAGAATACTGCTCATCGGAAGCGGTGAAGGCTAGAACGGATCAGTTCTTGGCGGAAAGACATGAAGCCATGAGCAACGCTGCTAAGGCTACAATGGATAAGGGGTACAATAATAAGAGTATACCGGCATCGGCTTACTATACAGCTAGTACAGGAAGATACGGTGCTCATTACGTAGGAGATTAATAAACAATGTGAGCAGGCGTTCGAAGCACCTGCTCACCATAAACAACTTAATTATATGAATACATCAGTAGTTTACGACTACAAAGGTAGTCAAATTTCTTTTATGAGTGGCGAAAATGTGATGGTAAATGCTACACAGATGGCAAAGCCATTTGAAAAACGCCCTATTGATTGGTTGCAAAACCAATCATCAATAGAATATCTAAACGAATTATCCAAAGTGAGAAAAAGCACTTTGGCTGATTTAGTGCAAGTTACGAAAGGCGGTAATAATTCCGGTACTTGGATGCATGAAGATGTCGCCTTAGAATTTGCTCGTTGGCTATCTCCGGCTTTTGCTATATGGTGCAATGACCGTATCAAAGAACTCCTAAAGACCGGAGTAACGACCGTCTCTAATGACGATGAAGCAATAGCCTACGCCATGCAAGTACTAAACAGACGCCTAGAGCAAGCCAAAGCGGAGAAGCAACAACTGGAACAGCAAAACGCCAAACTCCAACCAAAGGCAGCCTTTGCCGACGCAGCCTTCGCCACCGACGACAAGGTAGACATAGGAATGTCCGCCAAGATACTAAAACTAGGCTTTGGGCGCAACACCTTATTCGACAAGCTAAGGAAAGCGGGCGTATTCTTCGCCAACCGAAACGAGCCCAAACAGCGGTTTATTGATGCCGGTTACTTCGAGATGAAGGAGAAGTTCATCGAGCGCAACAACCATCCGGGATTTGTCGTAACCAAAGTGCTAGTTACCCAAAAGGGATTGGCTTACCTGAACCACCTGTTTGGCGGAAATCCTTCAGACGGAAAGCTAGCCAGGATAGTATAACATACATCACACATTTTACAGCAGTCCGTTTCAATGCCGGACAGCCACAACTATATCGAAAAATAAAACGAATCACACGAATCACACTAATAAAAATATATCACTATGGACTTATACGAAATTTTACTGCAAAGAATTGTATTACTGACTGATGAATACTTTCAGTTAAAGGAAAGAGTTAAAGAGCTGGAGAATGAGACAAGAATGAAGAGCTCAACGGCTCCAAGGATAATAAAGATGAGAATAGAGAAAGCAAAATAAGTTAGTGTTAGGGGTTTTCGGACCGGCACATTAGTTGACGCCAATCAGTGGGAAAGGGTAGCTTTAGGGCTGCCCTTTCTTTGATTAATTACAATGCCAACAGATTGATGATCCCTTGCCTACCAATTCCGGTAATTTTTCTATGGTAGATAATATGTCCGTTGTCAGCAACCTCTTGCTTTATATCAAACCAACCAAGCGTAGAGTATTTAGTGTATGGTACCCACGTCTGATTAACTTTGTATTGTACGCCAAGTTCTTTTAAACGGTTATTAAGTTCAATTGCCGATTTAAGCCCTAGCTCTTTCGCAACCTCCGTACATGTATAGGTCTTATTGACATGAGTTAGTACTGCTACCTGTTTCTCTGCTTCAATGCGTGCCGATCGTTCTTCTTTTAGTTTAGTGAGAAGCTCAATACCAAAATCCGGGTTGTTTAAGATTTGATCTATAACGTTATCGGTAGCATAGATACCATGTTTGCGGATAGATGGAAGAACTTCGCCACATACCCAATCTTGGAAAGGTTCGGCTTGTGGTTTGTCCGATCGCATGATAGCTTTGTATAGATTCTTTTCACTCACATATATAAGCTGCTGAATACCTCCATTAGTAGGGGTGTTAATCAGGCTAATCCCCTTTTCGTCTAACCTGTTCTTTGTTGCTCCTACTTGCAAATCAAGTATCTTACAAACGTCTGCCAAGCAGAATAATGGTTCTTCACTTGTTCCGGCTACACGAACTTCACCGAAAGCTTCATTTTTGAAAATCTGAATATCATTCATACAATTTTCGTAGTGTGCCCTTTCACACACAGGAATATAAAAAAACAGCGCCGAACGCTTGAGGATCTTTCGGCACTGTTTATATATTCCCAACTCTATGGAAATACTTAATATCTTATATGCGCTTCCCCAAGCTGTATCGCACTACAAATATAGCAAGTTTTTATTATTTGGCAAACAATTATTTTATTTTTTCTCTACAGTATTTTATTGTTCTATTTTTCCTATACTTTTTGTATAACTACCGTAATTTTTCTAACCATGCATATCAAATATTGTTCTATTCTTCGCATTACGGATATATGTATTCGACGAAAACACCTTTGTATTCTTCTCCCTCTTTTGCATACCAAATACTGCCATCCTCTTTTCTGAATAGAACATACACCGATTTCTCCATTTTAGCCGCCTTCTTTGCGATTTCCCGCATTTTCTCTTCAGAAGCAAGCCTCTTATTACCTTGACACCAACAACTCATAATACGCCAAATTTTGAAAAGTAATTTTTAAGGGCCGGGTTAAGTACATATTTGAGGAAGTATTCACGGGATTTCACTCCTACTCCCAATATGGCGCTTCCATACTTCCTTTCTATATCCGGTCCTATGTCGCTTCCTCTTGTTTCTATCTTCAACCCCTTTGAGGATGAAGAGACACGTATAGAATCATAAAATTCCCCTGTTATAATGAGGTTGGGAGTATAAATATCCCTAGCCGGATAACCTTGAAAAGAAGGGGTCGGGCTTGTTATCCTCTTCTTCATCTTAGCGTACCCCTTTGCATTGTTCTTCCACTTCCCGGCTTCATCAGTAGCAAACCAAGGGTCATTCAAATAAGTCGGTCGCAATGGTTTATCATTCCCATTTACACCTGAATACAACTGCTCTGTCACAAACTCTCTAACAAGAGATTTATTCGAATCCATGGTATTTTGAACTTCTCCTTCAAACCCATTAACAAAAGCTGTCACATTATCCAATGCTTCTTTTATTGTAGCCATACGCAAATTATAAGAGAAAAGGGAAGGCAAATGCCCTCCCCCTTCCTGAAAACAAACCACTTTAAATAGTATCCTCTAAAGGAGACCTGACGCCTACAATCCTATCGTAGATATCAGAGAGGATATTTTCTTTTTCTGCTTCAGTCCGGTCAGAAAAAAGGATTTTATGTTTAGTAATAAACTCTTTTTTCTTCATTTTCCGCACTTCTTCGTCTACGAAATTGATTCCCTCGACTTTCATGATACCCATTGTTCAATGCCGACAACACCATTCTCTTGCAGAACCTTCGGAGACTTCAAGGAAGGAGTACCGGTTGCCGTGATAACCAAATTTCCATTTTCGTATTTAACAGCAGATACGCTACCGTCAAAACAAGTTGTTGCACCTTCAGCCAATGCCGCACCGAAGAAAGAGGTAACATCAAGACCACCAAAATGCTCTCTTAGTTTATAATTGTTTTCTCCAGTGTCAAGTTTTACGAGTTCAACATACACAAGTCCTTTCAAGGCTTCCACCACATCAAACTTATATACCTTATAATCGGCATTTTTTACGTATTTTTCGTAATCCTTGAACATCGTACCTACAGTAAGGTTGGCTTCCGTACCGGATGAATCCCAGTCTTGTCCACCCGGGTACACACCGGAAAGAGGAATACCTGCAAGAATGCCGGTTCCATCATTCATGCCGTACACAACATTGTTATCGTCTACAAAGTACGCATCAAAAGCGACGCCTTTGGCAGCCATAAGGTTCGCTTTCAAACTTGCGTCGTATTCGTCTACAGTCCAGACATCATCCTTTGCAGAATAGGAAGTAATTTTAGTAGGACCATATCCAGTAGCATTCTTGTTTGCTTCGCCACCAGACGGAGCATATTCAATAATAGTTTTGATCGGGAAGATTCGATTAGGTCTGTCATCGTGGCAAGCGGCTTCCAACAGTTCTGCAGTTGCATTTTCCGGAAGTTTGTACCCGTGCATTGTCAGGATAATAGCCTTTACCTTTCCAGGATCAAGCAAACATTTTGAAGTACCGGTATTAAATTGAGCTACACCGGCACATTCTCTAAAATCTATTGCCATAGCACTTAATATTTTTAATTTTAATATTTAAATTCTTTATCTCAATAGCGTCGATGAAATCTCTAAATGGTTTACCGTAAGCTTCCACGCCTTTTCTTCCATATCGGTAGTTTTCTGTATATAAATGAGGAATTACACCGTTATACTCATTAACAATATCCGGAGATGCAAGTATGCTTTTTATGAAAGCATCATAAACAGGCCGGAGAACATTGACGAACGATACCCTTTCCCTTTCCTCATTAAGATACTCCTTCCGAGTATCTACCATGATAATAAACTCAAGACTGGCGTTTGGGACCTTAGATGTACGATCCTCAATATACGGGGAATACAGGCATATTATAGGAAACTTCAGTTTACTCGTTTCTTGTGACTGGCTCCACTCGGTTAACTGGCCGGCAATATATTCCCAATCTCCAAACATATAGGAAACATTACTGCCATATATTTTAGCAGTATTATCTACAATATCTCTGAATATGTCATTTATTGATTTCATATTCCCAGCCCATTTATGCACTCAAGCATGGTTGTATTAAAAACAAAGCCATCATATTCCTTATTTGATTCCAGGAAATCATACAAATCTTCATTCATCTGCACCATATTATTCCAAGCAGAAATCAAAAGAAGATTTGGATCCGCCTTTTTATCATCAGAGGCATATGCAGTTCCTACCGGAGTTTGTACTACCCCACACCGTCTAACATAGTGAAAATACACATAATTAGCGATTGGGCTATACCCTTTACTGGAAAGCTTTTCTTTCAACCTTTCCCATTTATCGATATCATTTTTGCCTGATAGAAGATATTCTATGAATTCACGGCTCATACTTTTCCCCAAGACCATTCGGAGGAACCTTCTCTCATATAAATCGATATACGATTGGAGATTATCCCGTTCTGCTTTTCTTGTGATTGAGTCATCGTCTATATCCCAGATTATACCGAGACTTAGCAATCCTGTAAAATATGAGCCGTCAATTATCATGAATTAGTCTTTTTACGTTTGGTGAAAAGTTCTTCGCATCCTAAAGCCTTGGCATCATTAACCAATTCGCTAGTCGCTTCAATTTTCCCTTCTGCATAAAACTTACTGGCAAGAGGCATTCCTACCATAACTTCCTCCCCACTTTTATACATTGTACCATCTTTGATAAACGTTACCTTGTAGCGTTTTGTCAAATTCATATTGTATTCTTTTCCCATATTTTAATCAATTGATTTAGTGATACCTTCAATAACTGTATTGAATTTGTCCTTAACAAATGCGGTCTTATATTGCGATTTGATGTAGCACATCAGTCTCTTTTCGGCAATCACCGTCACGATATTCTTTCTGAAATCATCGTTCTCCCAGCCTAGAGAGATTGAAAGAGCCCACAAGTCACGGATATTCAAATAAGAGAAATCTCCCATGATGAAATCTCCTTGCGCTACTGCAGTAGTAGTCTCAACTCTTAATCCTTGGATTAGTTCGTCATTGTACCGGAATGGGCGCAAATACTGTCCATTGGCGTCTTTCGTTAATTGCATTGAAGCATAATCGAGAGGGTTCATCAGCACCAAGTTCGGACGATAAGCCATTTCACTGGTGGAAACAATTTGCGAATAAGCTGCCACAAGAGCGTCAAACATATTAGCCCTGTCAATATAGAAATTTGTCAAAGAGAAGGCCGGCATATCTGCGGCTACACCTTTGATTTCACCAGACGTTCCAGTTCCTGACAAGATCCCCTGTTCTTCTTTTATACCAAGCTTGTTCACCATTTCTGTTTGCACTTCATTCACAAAGCTTGGGAAATCAGAAAGCGTTTCTTCTGTGAATTTAGCAGCAATTGCAACTTTGGCAGCCGTAACAGTCTTTTCCGCAAGAGTTGCGTCCATCAACGGTTTTAATCCCCCTTCAGGAACCCATGCAGCATCACCATCCTTACTTACATATTCTGCATAAATAAGTGATCTACTATTTGTACCAGAAACACTCGCATAATTACGGATAACAGTTTGAGACCTTGGATTTATAGATAAATTCGGGTCAATTTCAACACCGTAATGAGGAGCCAAAGAACCGGAAGATATAACTGCAGCATCTTTCGTATTTACAACAAGATTCAGCTCTAGTTTGTTACCGGGAGATGCTTTACATGCCGATTTCAAATCAACCGTAGAACAACCGTTATTATTTTCGGTAATATACGCTTTCAGCTGCTCCCGCAATTGATCTTCAATAGATTTTAATTTATATGTTCCTCCCTTTGTTTTTTCGGTCGCAGCTTTGATCCGGACAATTGTTTCTTCAAATGATTTCAAGCGTTCATTGATAGATTCACTATCTGCAAACCCGTTGACTTCTTTCTTCAGATCCTCGATAGACTTCGTTGCATTATCAATTGATTCTTTCATAGACTTAGAATCAATCTCGTCTTTAATAAACTGGGCGAAAAGAGCCTCCATGTAGCCATCCAGCCCCTTGGAAAACACTTCAAAAACCTTAGATTCGTCTTCGGACAATCCTTTAGTATCAAGGAAATCCTTAAACTCAACCTTTTTCACTTCTTTTCCCATACTTACTTTAATTTTAAATTTTTGAACATTGATTTTACCTTATTGCCGTGCATGTCGGCTTCCTCTCCTTCAGGTGTAGATTCTTTCCGAATTTCCGGCCTGAATGACGCAAGTGACATTGCTTTTGATATAATTCTTTGTATCTTCTGCTGTTTGGATGCAGACATCCCTGAACACACTTCAGATATTTCGGTATTTAATTCTTCATAAGCTTTTTCCGAATCCTCAATAGATTTTAGCCCCAAATATTCTGTTTCTCCATTGCAACCGATAGAGACTACTGATATTTCATAAAGCTTTACCTCTTTCACAATGAAAGCGTCTTTTTCCGCATCGTATTCGCAATTCTCCCACACATACTGATATCCGATTGAGAACTGGTTCAAAGTCCCAGATTCTAGCTGTTTTATGGCCTGTTCTCCTCTCGGAACTTCATCTATTATTGCTTCGAAATAAAGTCCTTTTTCATCTTCATTTAATACTGTAATCCGACCTATAGGCTCATTCATGTTATGCATCCATAACATAATTATTTTGTCATTAGCAGAACTTTCCGGACCTCTGTCTTGAATACTCTTTGAGAAACACCCTTTAATCAAGATATCACCGGCTTTATCTTTATTGCCAAAGACCGCAGCGTAACCGCTGATAGTCCGACTTTCATTGTCGTAATTTACTTCTTTAGCATAAATGGAGAATGTCTTATATTGCATTCCCATTCTTCCGCTATATTTATTAGTTTTGTCCATTTTCAATAGAGTTATTAGTTTTTAATTCACCTTTTGGATTATCAGGATCAATATCTATAAACTTTGCTAGCTCATTCCTGGATTCATCAAGAGTTATTTGACCTTTTTCAACTAATTGAATTAAAGAAGATGCCATTTTCTGAAATGCAGAAGAAGAGGCCGATTTATCTTGTTGAAGGCAATCAATATGAGTATAATCTAACTTTATAAAAACACCTTTGGGGCAAATAGCCTCTGTCAAAGCCTCCGTTACTTTCTCTGAATCAGGAATAATAAGACCTTGGTAAGCGGACTTTTCCGCTATGCTTTTGTTGTCATATTTAGATTCATCAAATAAACTATAGTCAATACCTATTGCATTACATATCTTTCTACTACACCGTTCATCCTCTTCGTGAAGTTTAAGCTGGGACGCATCATAATTCAAAGGAATCCAGCCAAGCTTTATTTTTGATGTCAGGATAGGAAATTTATTGAGAATACCATATTTTTCTTTTAGTTTAGATTCCAAGATTTCTTTTTCCCCTGGTGTCATAGCCTGATTACCCATCTTATCGGTATAATCAGAATAAATAATACCTTTGGGGCCACCATTTACAATTAGCTGATAACTGGCTGTCATTGCTGCAATCCAGTTATTAACTGGCATAGAAAGGGAGTCTGTAACCGAAGAGAATTCTATATCCTGATTGGAACCATTAACATTTGCAGAGCTATCGTAAATTACAAAGTAGTCTTCATCGGATAATTCTTCCTGCAAACCATTCCACTCCAAGTATACGCTAGAAACAATATCCTTTATATCATACTGGCGGAATAGTTTACCGGAAGAAACCATGTGAAATATCTGCGCAGGTATGACATACATTGCGAGCGGCAATGATTTTTTTGTTGCTCTTACAGTGAAAATGGGACAATATCCGAAAAGCTTAAGAGACATCTCAATCTCTTTAAAAAATCCAACTCTTGTTTGAAGTGGGTTAGGACGTGAAAGCAACTCTCTAATATCATTATACCCCTCTTTCTCGTTTCCATCCTTGTCTGTGACATATATTCTCCCATTTGCAAAGAGAGAACCGACTTTATTTATAACAGTAGAAAACGGGGTACATACAAGAAGAGAATCAGCTTTATCCTGATCCAAGGTTAGATCATAATCATTTTTGATTTTACCAGATGGTGAGAAGAAATTGGTAAGATACCAGAAATTCCCATTAGAATCCTTTTCAATAGCCTTTACTGTCTCTCTCATGGAGGGAACAGATATATTAATCTTTTTTTGAAACCAATTTCCTAATTTAGACATAAAAAGAATGATTATCTGATTTGAGATAACCATTCCCTACGAAATGAAGAGGTCTTTACGGACAAAAATACTAACGAAAAATCCGATAGTATAAAAATTATAGGTTCCGTGCATCTTCACACGAAGGGATTGTTATCCTCACCGCAAATATAGAAATTATTTCTATTTAGTCCAAATAAAAATAGATAATTATTTTATGCTATTATACTATATTCGAAGATTTTACACGAGCACAGACACAAGATAATACATACATAGCCTCAAAACTATTAATTCCATCATAATCAGACATATTGGCGATTAAAGCAGAAAATGAATCATTTGATTCAGGGAAACGGATAGTTTTAATAATCGATTTATACGATTCAATCATAGTTTTCTTATCTGTTGATTCTTCTCTTACCCACAAATCATGATTAATAAGCCTCCTATAATCATTTGAATAATGTTTCATCTCTACAGGAATCTCCATTTGTACATTTCCGCCTGTTTTATTAATAAGTCGGTCAACGGGGATTAACGAATCAGAGAATAAGCAATCAATCATGAATATCTTACCACCAGAAACGCAATAAGAAACCATTATAAACAATCCATTTATATTGGGGTGTATTTCAACAAATATCTGATTATTTACCCCCATCTCTTCTTTCTTATAGTACAGAACATCTATCTCACCTCTCATCTCCACAGTTCCTGTAAGAGCGTCGCATGCGTCATCGTGAGCGTTTTTCCCCTTCTTCCTGTATGTTTTCAGTTGAGACGCAAATTCCGGCCACCTCCTTTCCCAATCAGCAGGGAAATAAGTAAGATTCATCACCTCGGAAGATCTGGTAAAGATTCTAACCTCCTTGTTTTTTGACTGATGGAACCAACTTACTTGAGTCTTGGGGTTGCCAATCATCCGCATCTGTTTCTCTACATTCCGGGCAAATCCCCTTCCTCCATTATTGCTTTCTATATTTGCCTTGGATATTTGGTCTTTAGTAAGCATCTTAGCTGTTTCCGGCTCGGTAAATTCCATCTCCTTTTGTGTAAAAAGGACATCAAGAATGAAATTCCCTATCTCTGTATCGATATAATCAATAGAGCATAAATAATCACTTCCTGTGTCGGCTGTGTCTGTATAGTTTTTCCTTATTGCTCTATTGGTTATTGGAATAGTCTCATAAGTCTTAAATTTACCATACATTAGCCCCTCCATAGGAGTTGGATTCTGCATATATTGGGTTTCAAAAACATAGCTGTTTACTCTCTGCATCCTGTGCAGCTCTTCGAGGGTGTGTTTAAATTCCCATAAGGCTTTTTCCTTACCGTCCTCATACACTATTGCCGGAAGAGACAAAACAGTCCATTTTCCCGGTTCGGTTTCCATCAAATATCCGCAAAGATCATGCTCATGTAACCTTTGCATAATGATTATAATAGGGGTATTCCGTGAGTTTACACGGTTCCTTATAGTTGTTTCAAACCTTTGGTTTACCTTTTCTCTTGGAGTGTCTGATATTGCATCTTCAGGCTTAACTGGATCATCAATAATCAATGCACCTGCAAATTTGGACGACGGTTTAAACTCTTCTAATGCTTTGGATAGATCGTTTTCATCATCAACAGCACCAGCACCAAAACCCGTGACTTGTCCTCCGGCAGCCGTAGCGTACATTCCTCCGCCTTCTGTTGTGTACCACTTTTTTTTGGCATCGCTTGTTTTCTTTATGTCTACATAAGGGAATACCCGCTTATACTCTTCCGACTTAACTATATCTCTTACTTCTTCTGAATTATCATTGGCCAGATCATCAGAATAGGATAAATGAAGAAATTTTGCAGATGGATTGATTGCAAGGCCATAAGATATGAAGTTCTTAACTACTAATTCTGTCTTGGAATATCTCGGAGCTATGTTTATAATCAGCTTCTTTATCTTTCCGTCAATCACATCATCAAGAGCTTGGCATATCTTTACATGATGGTCGTTTACTACAAATTTGCGACCGAATCTTGCTTTAAAGAAGTATCTCGTATAGTTTAACGTCCCTGATAAGCAAAACGCCCGTATGTAATCATATCCTTCCTCTGTCATAAGTCTTCTATTATTCGTTTTGCTTCCTCTTTAGTCATAGGAGATATCATGTTCACATTGACGTCTTGCGGAGAATCAAAACCAAGCATTTTACATATCCTTTGGATAGTCCATGTCCGCCCATTCAGCTTTATTTCAATCCCTTCTTTCCCCTGTTTCACGCTTTCGACTTGCATTGCCATTTCGTCAGTCCAATCTTCGCTATCTTTGAAAATAACATTGCCGTTTTTTATGGTAAGGAAATTACGTATGTCAGCATACATAAAGCTTTTAAGCATATTTAAGACCTCTTCTTTTGTAATGTCTGATTTCTTCTTTAGTTCTTCTTGAAGCTCTTTTACCCTTACCGTAATCTTACCGTTGTTTAACAATTCGACAGCCTTAACATTTATTGATTCATCTTTCATATTAGAGCAAGAATATGCACGACGATAAGCCTCGGATGCGTTTCCGCACTCAATATAGTAGTTACAAAAATTCTCCTGTTTTACTGATAACTTCATGTCTTTTCGTCTGATTAGCTACATGCCACTTGACATGTAGCACAAAGTTAATAATTTCCTATTTATTACTTTACACTCCTCCCCCATATTTTCGCATTATACAGGGAATAAGCCCATAACTTTATCTCTTCGCTGGTTTCCAGGAATTCCACTTTCATGGCTTCCTTCATACATTCCGCCAGTAGGTTGCTGTCTGCTTGGTTCATAATCATCTTAAAGGATCAATCATTTGTTCTCTGTCTTCCATTTTTCTTTTAAGATAATTGTATTCCTGTTCAATACATTTACTTATCTTTTCTACATCTTCGTAACGTTCAGCCCTTATAAGCTCTCTTTTGAGATTTTCAAGCTGATTGATGTATACGATGTCGTTACGATCCGTTACGTGCTGAATATAACTTTTGATGTCATTCAGCTTGCCCTCCATGCGTCTGTGCCATTTACCTATCAAAATTACAATGATGGCAACGGTTGTGACATTAAGGATGAATAATGCGATTTTAAGTATTAATTCTGCAATTTCGCTTATTGGCATGTCTATTCCTCCCTTAGTCAACTAACACAAACTCGTAAGCAAATACAAACGGATTACTCTCCCATGTACCTTTGCCGGAAACTTTGTCTATCAGGACAGCAAAAGCTTCTTTGGGGTTCTTAAACCAGCGAGAAGCAAAGTATTTATTATCTCCGTTCAAAAAAGCATCATAAGCATAAAGGAAAGGGGATTCATCAGATATTACTTCTTGCTTTACAATCCCCTCTTTCAAGCAATCTTCATCTGATATATCTTGCAAACGCTCTATTTTTACATTGGTTATCTTTATGTGATGTTTACAAGCATACGACTTAACAAACATCTTGTTATCCCATCCTGCGGAATCCTTCATAAGACCACGAATACTCAAATCTTTCGGATGTCTATCTAATGAGTCTGGGGAATAGCCTGAATCCTTGTAGCTTTGCGCAATTGCAACCACTTCTCCGACTTTAAATCTTGATTTATTATGCCATATTGCACATATTAAGGATTTAGGACAATCGGGCAGCTTCCCCATAAGCATATCCGCCTCCTGTTGTGTCAAATTAGCTATCCTTCTCGTCATAGTCTTTCGACCATCTAATACGGCTTGGGTTAAGCCGAATTTATCGTTGAACATTATTTTCTTCATGATTATATAAGTTTTAATGATTCTTGTATTCCAACTTCCAATGCTTCTTCATAGGTGTCCCACTGACCACCATCGTTAGGACCTTTAAATATTCCATCGGTTATATGAGTGCCATTATCAGCTTTGCATATATCATAGCCATAACCGCAAGCGTTTCTAATGATGGAAATATGAAGGTTCTTGGTTTCACGTAGCCACTTTTGAGCAATGAACAAAGTGGTGGCAGAGAAAGAATAAACGTTTGCATTGTAATTTTGGGCTTTGTAACTTTCAAATAACTCAAACCTACCTTTTGTGTCTACTGATTCGTAAAATATTCTAACATCTTCTTTAAATCCTGCCACTTTTAGCAGCTTGGCAGTTTCTAATGTTATAAGTTCTTCGATCATGGTTATTCCTCCTTGATTAAATCTGGGTTATCGTAAATGTTACCTACAACCTCTTCCGTTACATTATAGTTACAGAATGGCAATAATTCTCCACTATTTTCTCCGACATATCCAAAGCATCCGTCTTTTATGCCTACTTTATTATAGATTCTTACGCCTTCATCTTCACCCATTAATAATATATCCCCTTCGTAAATTTCCTTACCGTTCTTGTCAAGCAATCCGGTGAACTGACCTACGGTTTCGGGAATGACCTTACTTCTATTAAACATTTCAGTAGCTTCGTATCCATATTGGGAAAGTTTATTGCTGAAAATAGCCATTTCACCACTTTCGTACTGAATCAAGTCACCAAATATCCATTCGTTATTATATAAGTTTTTACCTCTGAATTTTATTGTACGATTCATTTTATTCCTCCTTTTTTAATTCTTCACAATGCAACTTATAAGCATAGGCAAACATCTTCAAAGTAATAGGCTCAAAGTGAAAGTCTGCTTGTTTGCCATCTACCACAACAGAAACACATAAATCTCCATCACAAAAATCAATATATGCCACAGCATCGTCATTCCCTCTGATAGAAAAGGTTTGTGTCTGTATACTATCCATGACTCGCCTCCTTTTCTTTAAAGTGTTCGATTAGCTCTTCTACGGTAGCCTTGTGGTAATTCCCTGAAATGATTGTTGCGTGCATCCAATTTATATCCCAAAAGAATACGCTACCTTTAGGCTCTGTAAAATAATGGTCGTTACCCACAGCATCATCATAAGAAACGCTAAGCGGTGAATCTGTTACAAACCATTGATTTTCATCTGTATCATCCCTCAATGCGGCTATTGCCAAGAAAAGTTTTTCGTTTGTTCCGCAATCAATAAATTTCCCACATAAGCGACTATGTTTATCAAAAGGAATATCAAAAGAGTCTGCAATTACATAATTAGGAGCATCGAATCCTTTTTCTGGATATTGATAAGCCCATATTATACTGCAATTATCCGTCCATTTAGGAGAGTTTTTGACATATCCCAACTCCTCCAACTTCTTCCGAAGCTCCGGGGTATTTTTGCGTATAAAACACGGTGTTATAAATCCCATAGTTATTTCTCCTTCTTTACTAATTCAACTTTTGTCGGCTCTTCATCTTCCCATTTTACTTCGGGAAATAAAGAAGAGTCTAGCTTATAGAAATCATGGGGATTGTCACTACATAATTGCCAACTTTCCGAATACTTCACGGGTTGCTTTTTATAAAGATACAAATCACCGTCTTTGTCTCTTGCTACATACATATTAGTTTTCATAATATTTTGTTTAACCATACAATATTGTCCTCCGCTTCTGAATCGTAGCTATACCCATGCTTTTCATAAAAAAACATTAATTTTGAATTATAAATTACCGGAGTACGACAAACTTTCACATCAATAGACTTACAAACACTCTCTACTATGTTCAACAGATGTGTACCCACCTTTTTGTTTCTTTCCTCATTTTTTACGCTAAGGTCTCTTATGTAAATTGTTTCTGGAATATCTGATTTCCAAAAAATTCTACAAAATGAGATTCCTGTCTTTTCCATGAATGCTATAGAATCACCCAATTCACATTTATGGTAGTGGCATATATAATTAGAATCAACATTTGATAATATTTGATACATGTTACTTTCTTCCATTTTAATACTTATCTTTCAGCATTAATCTTCCCCTAACTTCTATTTGATATTCAGGTTTAATAAGATAATATACCAAGGTTTCCACAAAGTCGTAATCGTAATCTGTTCTACCTTGTATTTTATAATTACATATTCCAAGTGGATAATATTTATTCAATATATCCTCATTAGAAATAAATAAAGGCTTCTTCATTTGTTCAAAGAAAGGACCAGGACCATCATCGCAAGTACAATGATGAGCATGAGTATTAGCTATCTGACATTTAGAATATTCTAAGTAATGTTCTTTTCTTTTAGGGCAATAGATTCCACATATATCATTGACTATTAATTCAGCTTTATTCTTATTTGGAAGAGACCTCACGAATTCATCGTTTCCCATAAGATTAGTATTGATGACAACCATGTGATAATCCTTATTTAGTTCTGAAATTGTTTCTTTTTCAGATAAGCCCTTTGTAACAGATGATATTATGTTATAATTTGGGAAATTGCTTCTTACATAATCTTCCAATATTGAAGAATATAATATAATTCCATTATTACCAAAATTAAAACATCTCAATAGTTTATTTCCAACTATATCGTGTAAAGATTCAGTATTGATTAACATATTTGTCAGAGTAAGCCGACATTGAATATCTGGATATATAGTTTTCATGTAATTTGCTATCTTGTCCATGTCAGTATTCCAAAAGTCATTAATAACTCTTCCACCATTCCAGTTACATTTTACACTGCCAAATAATGAAGTAATATTAGCATAATCATAAAACTTATGATTTTCATTTTTGTAAATAGCTAATAAAACCTTTAATAAATCATGCTTTTCAAAAAGCCCTCCAATATGAAAATTTATATACTTATTCATACAATTTTTTAGTTTATCAAATAAAATACACTTTTTATTTTTGCCAAAGCTCGCATCTTTTGAAGCAATACATAGCTCCTATACGACCTCTATCAGATATTTTTCTTTCCGTCCATTTAAATGAAATTTTCTTTTTCATATTCAGTCTCCTTTCTTCTTTAAGTCATTAATTGCAATATCCCTAATACTTCTAGTGTCAAATCCTTTATAAGTCAACGTTCCTCCATAAAACTCAATAGTGTCTCCTTTAACAGTAATAATCGTTCCGCCTTTTAAACGACCAGCCATATCATCTTTACAAGATAATAGCATGGTTATCATAAGTATAATTAATACAAATCTCATTAGTCAGTCTCCTTTCTCTTTAATCCGTTCTAGTATATCTCTGTTGGCTTCCAGTATTTCATCGAAAGATGGTATTGGCATCCAGTGGGTGACTCCCAAAAGCCCAACAAGATGTTCTACTTCTATATTAACTACAACTAAGAATCTTCTATCGGAAGTAACTACGACAACCTCATATAAAGATTGTCCATCGTTGGTTTCAGGTAATTGCTCTTTTACACTTATCCAAGGGGATTGCTTGGTTCCAGCCTCATAACCTTTTGCATACACTTTTCGTAAATAACCCTCTATTACACGAGGTTGGTTTATCCGGTTAGCCAATAGGCTTACTATATCTTTTAATATCATACTATTTATTGTTTAATTTTTCTTCAAACTCCGCAATGATGCAATCAGCATCACCGCCATGTACCCAGTTTTCTAAAACAGAGGAAAGGACCTCAATTGATTGCTTTGCGTGCCATTCTGCACCAGCGATAAAATCATCCTGTGTTTCTCTATACAAAATTCCTCTGTCAGCAGTATCATATATCTCGTCAGCGTATTTTCTTGCTGCTTCTTTTAATGTCTGTTTCATACTTTATTTGTTTTTCGCAAATCCTTGATAATCCTTCAAGAACTTGCAAGGTTTAATTAATATTATCCATCAGGCAGTCCGCTATCGCATACACCACCAGGTAAAATAAGATGTTCACTCCTAGGAGAAGGAGGATGTTTAGGAGTATTCTCATCTGCGGGAAGATCCTTTCAATTCGATTACATTAAACATTTCATTGATTCGGTCTGCGATATATTCCCCATATTTAGGCTCAAACTCTTCCGGTTGCATATTGGTAGTCATAAACGTTTTGCATATCCTACGATTGTCATATCTGGATTGGAGAATATACTGTATTATATCCATTTCAGAACCAAAGTATTTCACCCTTGGTTCTTTCCCTACTTCGTCAATACCTAGGGCAATGCCGTTTAACCCATCATATTTAGAAATACCATCAACTCCCTTTCTGGTGTATTGATTGGAAATGAATGTAGCTGATTCAATAGGAAATCCACCAGATAAGTAATATCCGGTTTCGTCTTTACCGTTGCTATACCTGTCGTACAATTGTATAATTTTCAATATCGTGGATTTACCAGTTCCAACAGGACCATACAGTAATAAACCTTTGTTGCTATTTAGTTTTTCCGATCCCTTGATGAGATATAAAAAAAGCTCGTTCATAAACTCACGATTTCTTTCATCAACAGTGAATTCGGGGCATGCCAATAAACAGCACCTACGGAAAAGATCTGAAGAGTTCCTGAAAGCAACTGCATCATAACTTGACCGTCCGAACTTTAACGGCACACTTTGAGGATTGATTTGATTTCTGATTGTTTCCATACTTCAATTTTAACCATTCTTGATAATCTCGTTCAGTTCCCGTAAATACGACTCCCGTCCAATCAGACTCAATAGCTCTTTCAATTTGCCGGATAGCAAACTCTTCCTCAAAATTGGATAGTTTGTTTAATGAAAGCTGAAGGGCATAATTAAGCTTCTTCTTCCATTTAGGAGTTTTACGGAGTGCTTCCCATGCAGACATAAAAGCCATAGAAGTGAAAGGATAAACCAACGGAGTTTCATCCCCTTTTTCTTTTCGGGATCTCTTCTTTGGAGAGGGGGGAATCTCACGCACACGTGCGTGACTATCTACGTTTATAGTTTTATTAATTACTATAATAGGTGTATTTCCAATATCATCTGGAGTATTTCCAGTTGAAAGTAAAGGAGAAACTTTTTTATCAACTGGAATTATTCCAGTAAAAAGTAAAGTTGATAATACAGGTGATAATATTTTTAAATCACTCTTGTCCGTATTCGCTTCTTCCGCATTTTCATTTATAATATCAACTGTACTTTCAACTGTATTATCACCTGTATTTATTCCAGTTGAAAGTAAAGGAGAAAACGAATAATAGCACCCAACTCGTTTATCTTTGCATGTTTGATAATAAATCAATTTGGCATTATTCAGAGATTGACGTGATTTTATCAGGGTCTTCTCTGTTATATTCAGATTAGAACATAATTGAAGATTTTTAATTTCAAATACATCTTTCCACCCCTTTTCATTACAAGTAGATACAAGCTCATGGTAAAGAGCTTGATCTATCGCTGTAAGATATGTATCAGAACGTATCTTCTTTAATTTAGAGGTTAATTGATAACTATTCATAAACGAAAATATCTATTTGCTGCACATTCATCAAAAGACTTCACACGCTCTATTAGACGCTTTTGTTTGCGTCTAAAGGATAGATCATTATCATACCTATTGTGGCATTCCCGGCACAATCCAACTATATTCAAGGGATTTGTATAGTGCTCGGGATACATGCTTTTGGGAACTAAATGTGCAGCATCTACAGCCGGTTTACCACATATAACACAATAGGAAGGAAGGTTTTCCTTAATCTTGGCTATTTCTCTGTTACGTTGTGCTTGTTTAGTACTAATCTGTTTCATATAAGTTATTTTAAAAATAGTTCCCGGATACCGAACCAACGGACACCGGGATTATTTATTTACCATGCTTCATTGCATGACAATCTTCACATAGCGTTTCAAGGCAATACAAGAACTCTAATTCATGACCTACGATAGAATATCCCGCAACCTCATAGACTTTATGATGAATCTCTAAATTGTAGGTTTTACCGCATACTTGGCAACGATGCCCGTCACGAATACGAACCTTTCGTTTCACTTCCTCCCAATATGGGTTATTCTTCAGGCTCTTCCGATACTTCGATGGCCTCCCCTTCTTGTGTGCTAGTCTCGTCATTATTTTCCTCCTTTCTCCATGGACTTTCTTCTATTGGAGAACGATGTAATTCATGTCGTTGAACAGGTGTAGATTCACCGGTTGATGAATCAACCAAATCCTCTATCCATTGTTCCAACCAAACATCATATCCATCTTCTTCCCATACCTCAACAATATTCTCACCCTCACCAAACTGACGAACATTTCTTCGTGTATCCTTGAAATCAATATTAGGAAGATCATAACCTAATTCCTTAAATGCTTCCTGGTTCTTTTCTCCAGAGTTAAACAAGTCATTGTATTCGTGTTTCGGAATTTCCTGAACCAATGCCAAACGAAAAGCATCATTCACCCATGAGTAATACAAATAATACCCCATAACAGGGATACGGAAGGTATCAATCATTTTTAGGGGATAATCTCTAACTCCTTTTTTAGCAAGATTAACAAGGTCCTTAAATTGGGTATGTAACGCTGAAATTTTCGCTTCAAACTCCTTCTTTTCATTATTGAATTTAGCTTTTAACGACTCTAATTGCGCTTCTAATTCCGGCATCTGTTCTTCCGCAATTTCACCGTAATTAGCACGAATAGTTGAGATTTCATAATCATCCATCACCCGATTGGCTATTACATCTTTTTCCTGAATGGCAATAAAGTTCTCCGCCAGTTTCTTTTTTATATCATCCATACATACACAATCGGGAAATATAATCTCTGGAAACTTTACTGTTGTTGGAAGTTTGAATTGAACTTCTTCTGGAGAGTAGTCTTTTAAATCAATCATTGTTTTTTATTTTAGTTAATCATACAATATCGTCAATAGCAACCGGATGAAGCATTTTCTTACTCCATTCCGGAAGTTGCATATCAATAATACCACGGGCACCTTCTTCCGCATTAGCATCATAGCCGGGGAACCACTTCTTTTCAAAGCAGTCCTTTACGATGGAAAGAGCATAGTGATATTTATATTTGCCATTTGCAAGATCATCAGGAGACCAGAATAGAACAGCAACATCAAAAGGCTCAACTGTCTGTAACATTATCATTATTGTTACATTAAAGTTTCGTCCTGTAATACTACTCATTACTTCTTGGTACATTCCTTCTGAAAGCTCGTATTTAAGCTTCGCACAATCATAGTAGAACTTACCGAGATCATCGGCTCGTGTGGTCTTGAAGGAAATTACAGCATTTACACCAATATTTTCCTCTACATTAAAATAATCCGGCCTAACTCTAACATCTAACCCTGTTTCTTCATCCTTGCCATAAAAAGACACCTCTGAATAAGCCCCTTTCAATAATTGGGGGATAATACCACCACCATACCAATAATAGTTTCTCCTCAAGAGCTTTTATTATCATACTCATATCTTCACTGATAAAGGAGTAACCCAGATCCAAACATTTCTGTTTTTTATAATCACGGTAATCTTTAAGATCGCTAAAGTTCCATTTTTCAGAGGGCATTTCTTCTTCGACATCTGGAACATAGTTCTTATCATTTGATAATAACTCGTTATAGAACTTAATCATAACTATTACACCGTCTTTGGAAGATTGATTGCATTTAGGTTCTACTTTGACAAGTTCAAATAAACGTGGCTCCAAGAATGCCATGTGGGCAAATGTGCCTAGTTGAAAACAGGGCTTTTCTTTTTCCTCAAATACCCTTTCATAATCATAGTAAAATGAACGAGGAGTCTTGAGGGCATTTTTGAGGTTAGAAGAAGAAATATGCTTGCTTTTCAAATACATCTCCATTGGATCTCGCTTAACCAGTCCGTTAACGCTTAATTCTTTCAAATCAATATTAACGGGTGGTTTGTGAGAATTTGAGTATATAAAATCAAGCATTTCTTCTTTGGTAGGATAATCTTCCGGATTATAAGCAGAAGGGTTGAGTTCTTCCCCTTCTGCAAATCCATTCAAGTCAAATGCTTCCATTAGCCGGCAACAGGTAAGTTTATAAGCAGGGGTTTGACAGACCAATTGTCTGATTGGAAATTATTGGTTTTATTCTTCCTTTTACCCATGTACGTGATTTTAAGGGGAGTTCCTTTTTTAAGAGCACCATTCTCAATATATTGCTCCAAAATACCGACTAATCTTCTGGAACCGTTAGTTATAGTTTGAACTGTTCCGTCCGCCTTTCTTTCTAAGAAGAAAGCACAATCTAAATCTATTAATTCATCTGGATTGGTAGCACTCAATACCTTTTGTGGTTTGATTTCTACAAAAAATATTTTCTTAAATTCTCCAGCCTGTTCTGGAGACCAATAATTACCGCACAAGTCTATTGGAAGTTCTTGGGCATCATCCAAAGAAGGAAGATTGTCTTTACTCAAATCTGCTGTTTGAATCTCAAATACAGATTCTTTCTCTCTAATGGTTAATTCTTTTTCTTCTTTCATATCTTATATTATTTAAAGTGGTTTAAATTGCTCCCGGAGTGCCGATCAAAGCAAACCGGGATTAAGTTAAGATAGTCTGCGGATAATATCACCGCCATACGAATTTTTAGTCAGTTCTATAAACTCATAGACGGTAAACCTATCATTGTCTACATCTATACCTTTATCCGTGCAAAAAGCTTCTCTTCCAGCCTTGCAGCTCCCAGTGAGTACATGATGCCATATAAACAAGTCTTTAGCAGAATACTTTTTAGAAAAGTCAGAGAAATGTTCTTTAAACTTAAGGATCCTTTCCTCTTCTGTACTATCATCATAAAGCTTTTCTTGCAAAGATTCAAATGCCTCATGTAGAGTATTACCATGAGAAAATTGATTATTCTCTTTTACTATAAAACAGGGAGTAAGAGATAAGTCAGAATGAAGGATAAAACCTTTTGCGATATTACCTTTTACATTTGTGATAATAGTAGGTATATTATCTACTACATAAATAGAATTTCCATTTATAGATTTTACGCCATCGCCATAGCCAGAGCCATAGCCAGAGCCAGAGCCAGAGCCATAGCCAGAGCCATAGCCAGAGCCAGAGCCAGAGCCATCGCCATAGCCAGAGCCAGAGCCATAGCCAGAGCCATCGCCAGAGCCAGAGCCAGAGCCATCGCCATAGCCATCGCCAGAGCCATAGCCAGAGCCAGAGCCATCGCCAGAGCCAGAGCCAATATTTAGAAACTGTTTTATTCTATCTTCCATTACCTTGCCCATACCGGTACACTTTCAATAGATTTTACAGCTTCATCCGAACACGGGATAATTTCAATCACATCCAGAATCTCTATCTCTGGAACCGTAACAGTGAATTTGCATTCAGATGGGTTAGTCGTACCATTAACTGCTAATTGAGATATACTAGCAGCACCATCCCAATACCACAATCTACGACAATTTGCGAGCTTAACCTCACTACCATTTCTTTCTACTAACTCTCCGAAAAATACACCGGAACGATCTCCTCTTACAATTACTTTTTTCATAACTATATATATTATTAAAGTGGTTAATCGAAATAAATAAAGCGCCTATCCTCACGAACCGACGCCTCCGAAATTGCATTTTAACGACAAAATTTTGTTCCTAGATACCGAACCAACGGACACTAGGATAGTATAGAACATTTAAAATAAAATACAGAGGCTTGCACTCTACGGACTCCTTTAAATCCGGCATTGGGTTAATTAATAAATGAATGAAATATAAATTTATAGCTATTTTACATTGATGTACTTGTTTAAATCAATTGTAGCTAAAGCTTGTTTAATCTCCAATCTGGAATAGCATATCGGAGAATTTTTACCGGCTCCTTTTCTTTTGCCTTTTATTAATCCTTCTGATTCCATTTTGTTTATGTATGAAGGATCTATACCAAGCGTCTTGAACCATCTAACCAACTCTCTTGTACTTATATTATCTTTCGTTGGTTCATAAACTTTAATAGCCTTCATGTACCCAACTTGAACCATGTCAGCCATTATGTTCTTTAATTGATATAAATCTAGCTCTAGCTTTGTTCTCATAGCTATTGGCTTAAATGAATAAGTTTATTAAATTAGTAGTTTCTGACTACATCTACATATCCGGCACCCCGATTTGTTTTCACCGAGTATAATCTTTGATCTTTTTCAATTATTCTATCAATTCTAGCCAATCTATTTAAGTCAGAAACACATCTGCGAAGCTGAACTGCCAAACCATCACTAAATTCGTAACGAATAGAGTCTTCTTTTTTTCTTAATTTTTTTTCTATCTCTATCCTTTCTTTAAGTTTATCTACTCTTGCCATAACTATTAAATTAAAATTATTGATTTGTGGACGTAACCGGATTCGAACCGGCAATAACCCAACTGGACAGGTGAGCTCACACACTGCCACTTTACGCCCGTTTGCCTGTATCACATCAGATACAGGACTTAATCGAAACACGAATTTTCACACATAAAACAGCTATTCTCCCGAACCGCATACCTATATCACTTTTCTCTTTTTAGTCTCTTTTGATGCTTTTCCATGTATATGGAACATAATGCAAATACAGCAAACGAAAGCCAGAATACAATATTCATTTCGTTTGCAAGCAATATTGTTAATGCGAACGATATTGCCCAAATTGCTAATAGTGGAGTACGTTTCATAAGATTAATTATTTGATTATTATTGTGGAGAATCTTGGATTTGCACCAAGATGAGTTGTCAAGCTCGCCACATCTAAGGTTGACATTCCTATTATCGAGTGGTGCGTCTACTGATTCCGCCAATTCTCCTTATTAAAAAGTGCACTATCTTCCCAGACCGTACACCACATACACCATAAAACACTATAGAAACGTGCCCTACCCGATTCTCGATATCGGATGCCGTTCAATCCGTCAGTAGGGCTATATTGTAATCAGCGTACGGACGCCTATCCCCGTTTTCTTACTGATAAAGACGATGTTTTTCAGACTGATTTTTTCGATATACTACTTACTCACGTTGCTTCCTTCCGCTCATATCATCGCTGGTTGGCTATTACGCTATACTCCGCCTCGGCTATAATGCTTATTAGCGCAGGCTACTTTAACGTGCCCTGAACACGGCTTCATTTTTGAGGGTTAAGCCTCCCATCCCGAATTAGGAGTCATCGGTTTACCGTTGTGCCCTGAAAGCGTTTCGCTCGCTTCTTTCGTAGATTCTAACCTAACAGGGCTTCGTGTTCACTTATCAAATTGAAGAGGTAGTTTATAATCCATTCCTTTGGCTTATTAAAAGAGGTCAATAACTGAACGGTCTTTTCGTCTCTCTCTTTCAAATCCTTCACGTATTGATGAAGGAAAGCCAATTCCTCGTTAATCTGTTCTGTATTCATAATTACCTCCAAGAGCTATCATAGTTAGTATATTTATCGGCAAAGAACGTCTTCAATACATTTCCCTTGCTTGCATTGAACACAGGTTTGAAAGACTTCTTTTCCTCTTCAATCTCTCTGTATTCTTTTTGCTGTTTCTTTGCCAAGAACCAAGCTTGTTTCAAGGCCTCACTCAAAGAGATACGACGATACGCTTTCAAAACATGAGCGTGTTTCATGATCTCGCTGTTATTGAATTTTCCATCTTTTAAAAAACTGAATGCGTTCATCTTAATCTCTTTTTAGTTGTTACTATTGTTTCTATCAAATTTTATCCTTTTATTTGTATTAATTTGATTTGGTATTGCAAATATAGTACATATTTTCTGTACAACAAAAGAAAGTACAGAAAATATGTATGCTAAAACATTATTTAACTATTAAAGCTGATTATACATTATTATATAAAATCATGGAATTGAAAGAATTTATAAAAGAGACAATATCAAGCATCGCAGATGCAGTATATGAACTTAATGAGGAGAAATCAGAAAATGGACTCATCGTTAATCCATCAAAAATGAAATGGAAAGGAGAAAGCAATGATTTATACGAAGATGGAAGAATTATTAAAAATATAGAGTTCAACCTTAGTGTACAAGCATCAGATAAAAATGGAACGGGGATAGGGCTTAAAATTAATATTGTAAATGCTGGAATTGGTAATGAAAAGACCAACTCCACCATAAGTACAATTAAGTTTTCTATTCCGGTTGCTTTCCCTCCACAGAAGTAACCCATTTATAGAAAACTTGAGCTAGTTCCAAAGGAGTGCTAATCCATTTTCCAGAGCAGCATTGAGCTTCATAAACATAAACAGCGTACTTTAAACAATTCATTCTGATTTGTTCATCAGAATTGCATGGATCGGGAGATAGGTTTAATTTTTCGTCCATAGTTCTTTGATTTTATTTTATCAATAAGTGAATGTACCAAGTTAATCAGAGACAAAATACATGATTAACAACCATATAGCAATAGTCGCTAATGATATTACAATCAAAGGCAAACACCAAGCTATTAATCCTATTACTAGATAGATAGCAGGTATTGATAATGATAATAAGAATGGATATTTATAATAATCCTTTTTAAAGTCAAACATATTACTTTGGATTAGCAGTTATTAATTGAAAATAAAAAAATATCCGCAATAGGTTGCAGCTACTACGGATACCATATATTAAACCTCTTGTGAGGAAAGTTTAATCACTTTGTCTCTGTAACATCTGCAACTTGTTACAATACAAAGATAGTACATAAATTCTGTACTACAAATATTTTATAATTATTATGGATACAATTACTAGTCGTTTTTTTGACGTATTAAAAGAATTAGGAATTTCAATTACTTCTTTGGCAGCAGAAATTCCAAATATTACAACTAAACAAAAATTATCAAATGCCAAAAACGGCAGGAATGAGGTACAAATAGATGTGGTTAGTTACATCTGTTCAACTTATCCTATTGTAAGCTGCGACTATATTCTCACCGGCAACGGTCCCATGTTCAAAGAAGAGCAAGAGACTGGATATAAACAGGAAGTTGTAAGCGATCACTCAAAGAAGTTATTCGAAGAGTTCAATAAGCAAACAAGGATATTGCTAGCTCAAAGAGATGAAGAAATTAGAAATCTACAATTAGAAAATGCTTTTTTGAAAGCACAAAATAATATGCAAAATGTTGGATAAAACAATGCAACACAAACTATTATAACAAAAGACGATAACATATTGTTGTAACATCTGTTTTTAAACATACAAATAAAATAAATTTTAGTAATATCTTTTTAATAAATCTAGTGTTATATTGTAACAAATAGCCCTTTTAATATTACAAACTAAAACATTAGATT